CCATATATTAGTACAATTAATATTACCTAGTTGACGCTAGGCTTTTCGCAGTCCGTCAAAACCACCGATAAGAACCCCGCGCTTATGTATTGCGTAGCAAATACCGTCAATTATACTAATATATGGAGACCCTCCCTAAAGGGTCAACACATAGTCTTGCTGATCTTGGACGACAGTCCTCACTGTATCTTAGATATCCGAACACACTCTCTACAGCGGTGAGGGTTCATTTTAATGACGGGGCTTACACCCGCCTCGCTAGAAGTGTGCTATCAACATCTAGGGAATGACGTCGATAAGCATTAGCGGGACTTATTATTTTTAAAGAATGATTATTATATCAAAGTTGGGCAAAAGAGTCAACACTTATTTTTATAGACCCTGATAGCGTCTGCTGAAAGTCCAGCATAGTCTCTGAACTTGTCGCGGCCTACACGATCATACAAGTCTGTAGCCATCTTTTCTAGATTCTCTAGTTTCTCAATAGCCAAAGCCTGAAGATAACGAGACATGAACGCGTCGATTAAAAACTGTTTTGTATATCCAGCCATATAATTCTCCAAATAAGCCATAATTATAGCTTATTCAGGCAATCATATCAAGTTTAAATTTTGGTACGCCGTGCAGGAATCGAACCCACATTCACTGGATAGAAGTCAGTTGTATTATCCATTATACGAACAGCGTATGTATTAGTCTGGGTCATGAAACAAATGTTTCATGCCTTGTGGAATAGCCTCAGGCATATCATCAATCCATACTTGGATGTTAATGTTCATTGCTAAACAAAACGGCCTTTTTGCTTTGCCGCCTGTAAAGATACAATTAGTGTAGCCAATTAACTGACCAATGGTTTCTAAAACTTCAGTGACTTCATCTGCAAAATCATCGCTACGTGCAGTAACGCAGTAAACATGATGACCACGACTACGAGCTAGACGAATAAACGCATCCCAGAACTCAGGGTCTCGTGTATAAGTGTCGTCGAAGTCAATGCTTAAGTTCATGATAAGTAGTAGTTAGTAAGTTCGGTTGAGGCAAGATTTTTTTCTTTTGATTCACACATTATATCTGCATAATCTAAGAATGTCAAGGCCCAGTCATTTGATGCTTGATTCCAGTAGTAGTCACTGTGAGCGCGCAGTTTAGCTTTAGTAAAGTTGCAGTCTAGCAACAATGGCAAGTCAGGCTTGATACTAGGGTCAAGGTCGACTATCACATCTTCACGAGACACAGAGTAGTGAATTACAGGACGAACACCGCGCCATGAATCAACAACGCGCTTAAAACGGTCATCGTCAGGAGTAATGTACTCGCCGCAGTTAATCCAGTGGTGATGAATGTCTAAGACTAAAGCACAGGTATCAACTAATTCTAGTGATGCATCGAGACCCCATGTAAACTCGGCATTTTCGATGGTCAAACAATTACGAGCAACTGGTGACAAACGACGCATAGCGGCTTTGATACCATTAGGGCCTAGCTTGCCGCCGACGTGTACGTTGCACTTAAAGTCTTGGAATGTTTTGCCGTAGCCCATGTAACGAATAAGGTCGCAGTGGTACTCGAACTCCATAATGCTACGCTCGACAACATCAGGATTTTCGCTAGCTAATACACAGAACTGGCCTGGGTGAAATGACAAGCGAACATCTAAGCTACGTGCAGCATTACCGATTTGTAGTAAATGAGTTTCAAGATACTGGACAACATCAGGCTGGAAGTAGAACCACATCCAGTCATCATGTGTATAGGCCGTCAGAACGTCGCTAGAGATACGAAACATACGTTGGTTTAGACGTTGACGGCCCACCCACAAAACTTGTTGATGCAAGGCTTGAATATTAGTACGCATCAAATCCCAGAGTCTAGCAACCGCTTTGTCTTTGGTTTGGCTATTAAGCCAAGTGATTGTAGTACCTTTGATATTCAGCTTAGGGTCAGCCTTGCCTTCAGATTCTTGAATCTTACAGGCAAAGCCAATGCGTTTAATATTTTGATCGAAGCTATGCATAATTATCCTTTGAAGCGTTAATTATACACTTTTTAATTGTTTAATTCAAGATTATATTTATTGGCCTACTAAGCGAAAACATAGATGACACACTAAGTTTCCGTAGTCGTCATCTTTTAAGTCAGTAGACCATATATTGCAATGAGAACACTGGTCGATTGCTTGTTGAAGATACTCGTCTTCTACGTCATCAATATCAATGTTTAATTCAACGCAGACTTGCGTAAGAGTTTTTCGTGTCTTATTCAGGTGCTTTGCTAACCTGCGGTACATTGGGCTTGTATCGGTCATCTAATTCTTTGTGAGTCTTTTCAAACTCTAGTAAAAACATAATGCAACAAGCGGCGTGAGCTAGATGTGATAATCCTGACTCAGGGTCTCGATCTTCACCGTCGTTGAAAGCGGTAAGATGACGCATTGCTGCAGCTAAGGGTCGGCTCCATTGGAAGCCGTTACGCCAGTTATGTTCTGCGTACTTGATAGCACCGAACTTTAATACTGCCGCTGTTTGATTCATTGCTTCTGTTGAAAGCAAGTTTAGTGGTAATTTATCAGTGTCAAATTTAATAGCCGTGCCTTTGAGGGCAGCTCGATCAGCAGCTTGAGGAAACTCTTTGCTTGCTTCTAAAAACACGCTTTTGTTATAGTCAGCAAATGCTGCATTAAGTTGAGCTTCTTCGCGCTCCACGGCATTTACTGCTTTTACTAGTTCTGGCATTTGTTCCATTATAGAACCTGTGTCTTCAAATAAGTCGTCTTGTTTTGGCATAATTTTATTTAGTCGGGTTAATTGTAATAACCCTGGTTTAGTTGGAGTTTTCATAATTTATTAAATGCACGTTATACACTTAAGAAATTGCGCCCGCGAGGGACGCAACCCTGAGAAATCCTGCGGCAACAGGGTTTACATCTCACATCCAAGTTGTCCTACCTAGCCATGCCGAGCCAAGTTTCGATACTGGATTTTGCGGATTGAGTTGTTTCTTAGCACTCGCCTGTTCGGGGTCAACGGCAACACCCCGAGAATCTTATATTATAGTATAAAAGGCACGCCAACGCAATTTTATTTTTCTGGTGGTCTTAGCAACGCCGCTACCTTTTTCTTGTGTTTGACCTGTTGGATAAGTTTAGGGTCTAGTAATAAGAAGTTGTCTGGTAGGTTATTCTGCTTGCAATATGCTTCGTAGATAGGCAGTAGCTTGTTGGCTATTAACTGCTCTAGCTCTACAACATAAGAATTGGAGTTTGACATATGGTGACCTCAGGTTTTTCAAATTATATCACTAATGCTTGGCGTTTTCAACTTAAAATTTTTGTCCCTTAAATTTTGGCTTGAAATGTCTTTGCCTAAGTGATATAATAACAACTCATTTAAATTTTAATCAATATGTCTGACGTAAACATTCTCATACAAGCCCTAAATAATGGGGAACGCCACCGTGTTACAAACGGGGAAAACTCTTATGATGAAATCCGCCCACCAACACGGACGGCTTTACATGCCGCTCGCGCCCTTCAACAACTAGCACAGCGTGTTGAAATGGATCAAAACACTATTAGTAGAATTGCACAAGAAATGCAGCTACTACATAATGAAAACGCGGAGCTCAGGCAGAAACTAAAGGAATATCATGAAACTAAAACTAGCAGCAATACTACTAGTGATGCCAATGATGCTACAACAGGGACTGATTCCCCGAGCGGTGCCGTTTAACGCAACCGAACGTGATGTGGCTTGCTTAGCTGAAAACATTTACCACGAAGCCCGAGGTGAATCAGTTAAGGGTCAGATTGCAGTTGCTCAGGTAACTATCAATCGCGCCAATCACTTTACGCAATTTAAATCTAGTATTTGTGGTGTTGTCTACGAAAAAGCACAATTCTCATGGACACTAGACAAACATAAAAAGATACGAGACTATGCTAAGTGGCGACAAGTACAAGCCTTAGCACGCTCAGTATTAGACGGGTACCATCATATACCTAATTTCAATGCTCTTTATTATCACACTCACGCGGTTAATCCGCGCTGGAACCGCAACAAGCAAATTATTGCCACAATAGGTTCTCATGTGTTTTATGCTTAACCGAAGCCCAGCTTGCCAATTTTGTGCTTGCTGGGCTTTTTGTTTTTTGTTATAATATAGGCTTGAAAAGGGAATTTTATGTTACAACTAATTGCAAGTCGTGTTCGTACTCCAGATGGTACGATCTTACAAAGCTTTCACAGACATGATTACAAGACCCACGTTGACGCGGTTACCGGCGAAACTTATATGCTTGATGGTGGTATTGACTACCAGCGCAGCATCTTAAACAAAGTTCCTGCCACAGATATGAGTGTGTACTTAGACGACCCACATGACGTTCGTCGTGAAGCATTTTGTTGGGGCACTCGTGGCAAAGAAGGTAACCAACCTGTTGAGTTTAAGCCACTAAAGGATTTAGACTCTGAGCATATTACGGCTATTTTAGCGACTCAAGATCACGTCCCTGCATGGATGCAAGAGTTGTTTATGTTTGAATTGGACTACCGTGAATAAAAGTTACTACGAAATCCGTGAGACCAGCAAGTTAATTGACTATGTTTACAAACTTGCTGCTAAGTATGCCTTATGGATTGAAATTTACCAAGACGACCTATACGAATACCGAGCCTTGTTCTCGCCTACGATCACCAGCCACCTTCCAACAACTATTACACAAGTACTAATAAATGAACCCCAAAGATTTGATTACAGCTAAGATTATTGCCGATAGCATCTCATCAGACGGTATTCGCATGACTACTATGGAAATTGAGTATCCACGCTTTATTTTAGCAGAACTTAACACTCACCGAATGTTGTCAAAGAATTCAGCATCGTCACGAGCTATTCCTGTGGCTGCAATGCATGACCACATTCGTGAGAATACTGCTGCTCCTGTATACTGGGGCAAGAATCAACCAGGCATGAAAGCCAAGGAGGAACTGCAAGGCTCAGATAAATCGTGGGCAGCTTACTTATGGACACAAGCCCGTGATGCTGCACTTGATGTAGCCAGACAACTCAACGATTTAGGGTCACACAAGCAGATCACTAACCGCATCACAGAACCGTTTATGATTATGAAAACTGTGATTTCGGGAACAGAGTGGCGTAACTTCTTTTGGTTGCGTGACCACCATGACGCACAGCCTGAGATTCATGAGCTGGCCAGCAAGATGTTTAATGCTTATGACGCTAGTACGCCTAATGAATTGCAGCCAGGCGAGTGGCACTTGCCGTACGTAGGTACTGCTCGTTATGTGCCAACTGGTGAACTACAGTATTTTCACGGTGAGTTCGATCAGATCTCTTTAGAAGATGCTAAGGTTGTGTCTGCTTCATGCTGTGCGCAAGTTAGCTATCGCAAGCAAGATGACAGCCTAGAAAAAGCACACAAGATTTACAAGCAGTTAATTGAGTCAGAGCCTGCTCATGCTTCACCAGTTGAGCATCAAGCTACTCCAATGAAGCGCCCACATAGCTTTGCAGATGAAGGCACAACTCACGTTGACCGAAACGAACAAGCATGGTCTGGCAACCTTCGTGGCTGGACACAATTCCGTAAACTTATTCCAAATGAAGCAAAATGGTAAGCGCTCCTTATTACAAAGATTTTGATAGTTGGTTCTATGAACTAGAATCTAAAAATATCCGTGCTGAGCGTTTCTTTGAGCAGCTTGATGCAATTGAGGGTAGAGATCCTATTGTAGTCGAGTGGCTTAGAGCTGCTTTTAATGCGGGGCAAGGAACATTAAAGCCTTGCCGTTCTCCATACTGTGAGTGTGAAGTAGGTAAATGCACACACCCAGGCTTCTACGAATGTAGAGGAAATTAACACCAAGCCCGATAGGTCACAATAATTTGACTTGTCGGGCTTTTCTGTATGTGCTAGAATAAGTGAACTGGAGAATTGAGATGTATAAACCACATGAACACTATAATTTATTCTAACGACTTTGAGCCTATAACTGTTGTTGATTTGCCCATAGATATACTTGAATCTGCCGAAAGAAATGGCGGAATCATGCTAGTACTAAAGAAGTCCGATACAGAGAACTCTTTGGTACGAGTAGAGTGCAAGAAGATTGTTTGGGAAGACGGAAGCTTAAAGCCTGTGTTAATAACCAAAGACGAAGAACTAACTATGTTACTTAAACCTAGTTGGTTAGTTGGTCAAAACACTGTTGTTAAAGCATACCAACGTACCTTAAAGATTTTGACTGATAAACTAAAGAAATTCAGGGCTGAAGATTGAGACTTGAAGTTAGCGGTGTTTTGTCTTATAATAATTCTTTTACAGAGAGAATTATGCAAAACTATTGTGTAACTTGTAGTGACGTTGTTGCCATTGCACGCTGGCGGATTGGTTATCATACCTGTTTGCAGTGCGGCGAGAAACAAGCACGTGCGTTCAAGCACTGTATTGTGCCAATGGCTAAGTCTAACTACCAACCAATCACCGACCTCGCAACCCTTAAACAACTTAATAAGTATGCCCGAGTATGAAAATATATAAAATTACGTTATTTTTTGGAAACTTAGATAATAGTTTGTATACTGATTACCAAGCAACTATGACTTTTGAGGTTCAAGCTGACCACAAAAGCCATGCAGAGCTGTTAGCACAGCGCTTAGAAAAAACTCTTAAAGCTGATAACTACTTAATAAACTAATATGAAAAAAGACTTAATTAACTTTGACCGAGAATTTATCAAATGGTTCTACGAAGAAGCATATCCTGATGTGGGTAGCAATCGTAGTACTGTAATGGACACCCCACAGCCTATCCCAACTGCTGTTAGTTGGAAAGATTACTGGATGCGTGAAGCCTTTAAGCAAGGTGCCAAGGCAATGTGGAAAGACATTGACTATACTCTAGCTCACTATGCCTGTACAGTTGAGGGTCTAGAGCCTGAAATGCTTGAGCCATGTGAAGTATTTGATCGTGCTCGTGAAAGTCTTCACTACTATGTAAACGAACAACTGAGGTTATTTGAATGAACTACAAAGAAATGTTAGATATGTTTGATTTCTTAGAAAAGAAAGTTGCATACCTAGAAAATGAACTAAAATTTATGCGTGAGCGTGTTCTTAAACTAGAAGGTTCTCAAACTGTTACAGTTGAGGGTCCCAGTTTTACTACTGGTACTTTGCCCACTAAGTGGCCTGTTAATCTTCCAGCAACTATGGAATTTAACAGCTTAGCTAAATTTGACTTTGATTTTAAGAACTTGAATAACCCAAAAGGTACACCAAATGAAGGTTAAACTCGGACCGTACACCAACTGGATTGGCCCTTATCAGATTGCTGACAAACTATTCTTTTGGGTTGATCGCTACGACGAAGGCCCTTGGGCTAGTCGTGCTCAGAAGTTTGGTGACTGGCTTGCTGAAACTTGGGTCAATGACTTTTGCAACTGGATTCAAAGCAAGAAAACTCGCCAAGAGTATGTTGCACTTGACTACTACGACCACTGGAATGTTGACCATACCCTAGCAGTTATCATTGCCCCACTTTTAGTTCAGCTTAAACAACACAAGCAGGGCTACGGCATGATTGATGATCAAGATGTTCCTGAATACTTGCAAAGCACCAACGGCACTAAAGCCAATGACTGGGACTGGGACTCACTAGCAGAAGCTCGTTATGAATGGTTTTTAAACGAACTTATCTGGGCTTTCTCTCAGCACAAGCGTGACGATGAAAAGTCAGAGTTTTATGACCACACCGAGTCTAATAAGTGTGAAGATCTCATGGAATCTATTAAACTGCTAAAGGTTGACAATGCAGGCCTAAAAGCACACGAAGCACGTAAACAGCACGCGTTTATGATGTTTGGCAAATATTATCAAACTCTTTGGGATTAATTATGTACGCAGTAGCATTTGTTTTAATTATCGCAGCATGGGCTATTTGGGTGGCTTACCAAGCAACACAAGACCACGACTATAAACAAGAAGCCAAAGTGGACATTGATCCTCACTGGCCCTTTCCCACTAGTAACCGACCATAAGTGTTGTTTTTATGCAACAAATTCTAACCCCTCAGTGTTTCTGCACTTGAGGGGTTTTTGTCGTTTGTGTTATAATATTCTTTTAAATAAGGAAAACTATGATTAATAAAATTAGCGAATACTTTACTTGGATAATTGGTATTGTGTTTGTTGCAGCATTTTTGTATATTATGTACGCAACTGGAGTACATACCGCACGCGAGCAAGTATGTGGTAAAGTAGGCGGTGTTTATGTACAAACATACACAAACGGCTGGAAATGTATTAACGCAGAGGTTATTGAACTAAAATGAGCAAGCAACTAATTATCAGAATTGGAGTGTTAGCAGCACTAGTCTTAATACTGCTATTTGCACAAGATGTAGTAGGTCGTGAAATGTATCGCAACATTATGACAGCCATGGGCTGTTGGCAACTAGGTACTTGGAGCGGAGACTTTGCAGATTATTTAGTGGGGAAGTTCTGTGACTAACGAAAAACTAAAAGAAATCTTGCGCGATTGCAGCAAAGAAAAGCTAGTGCCCATTGGTAACTCACTACAACATCAACGCCAAGTTGACTACGAGCAGTTTGCCAAAGAGATTGTCGGCGAAACAGTTATGGCTATTATTACTGCTGATTGTAGCCAGTTTACTAAAACTACTTATGACAAAGATTTTGTTGATGGTGTTTTATCAGCAGTTATTGATAGTGTACGCAATTATTGGGATTTCAAAGAATGAAAAATATTAAACCTAACACACCTTGTTTAGTTAAAACAAACTGCGAGTACAGCTACCTTAACGGCAGCATTGTAATTGCTTTAGAACAGTTTGACGTTATGGGCATCCCTTGTTGGGCTATTAGTCCACGACTGCCTGACCTCGACGGCAGCATGAGCTTATGTTCAGCAGCTGAACGTGCGCTATTTCCACTAGACAACCCCAGTGATAGCGAGATCGACACCCACTCAACACGAGTGCTTGAAAACATTAACCAAGGATAAATTATGGGAAGCGGAAACAGATTTGACTGGAGCACAATGCCAGGCATTGCTTTTGGAGTTCAATACCATCGCTGGCCTTTTCAGCACACATTTACCGTTCAGGTACTATGCTTTGCTTTTACACTAGGCTTTGGGCCTGGCTACGATCAACAGGGATACAACCAATGACGTGCTTGGAATGTAACGAACTAGCTACTTGGGTTAGGTCTACACAGTTTGCTGGAGACCACCCATATTGTAGTGAACATGCAAAACAACAATCGGACTTTAACGACGAGCCTGACTCTTACTCTTATTGGTACGAGGTAAATGATGGCAACTAAAGAATACTTAATCGCCACTAAACAGTGGGACTTTTTTAACGATAGACCTTATGAAAACCGTACAGTACAAGCATCACAATCTAGCAACATCATCAGAAGCTTACAACTTATGGACGACTTGGAAAAAGACGGGTCAACCACAAGACAAAGCCAAGCTGGATGCTCACCTCAAGGAAGTGGATCAGCGGGAAAAAGATGTGATGATGCGTTACAAATAACCAAGGAGGCATTTTGCGTTGTTGAAGAAATGGTCAAGTACCTTGAATCACGAGGCCATCACTTATCACACGCGCACGCCGTTGGCAAGCAATACTTAGATCAAACACGACCCCTCTTATCATGAATCACGACAAAATTCGAGAAGTTTACACCAACTTTGCCTTGGAATTACTTAATAAAGAAATCCGAGACTTTGTTGTGTTTCAAGCACCTCCACACCTACAAGAACTTTATACAAGATTGGTTGAGGCTTTTGAACACACAGACGATGCCTATAGCCCACCAACTGTGTACTCGTGGAAGTCTGATAATCCGTATGCAGGCCGAGACGAACCCAAAGCCGAACAGTGGGAAGCTGCACGATTACTTTTAATGAAAAACAGAACATGAAACAAACACACAAAATTGCTTATGATTATGTCCAAGCCCTATTAACACAAAATGCAGGAGAAGCGTGGATTCAACGAGCTTTCAACACTTTAGGGTCAGACAATCAAGTATTCTCAGTAAGCGATCCACTACGCAAAGCATATGCTGAATTAGTAAAAGAATCCATTGGCGAACACTTATGGGACTGGCTAGAGTGGTGGATTTATGAAACTGACTTTGGCGAAAAGCAAGGCAACTTTGTTTGTGCTGGTCAAGAATACTCCGCACCAGACATTACGCTTTATAAATTCTTGGAGATTGTAGACTTATGAGAGTAATTAGATTCCACTTACAAACAGGTTTAAATGAAGTAATCCCTGGTGACAACATTGCCTTGCGCTTAGTGTACTTAAACGACCAAGACGGCAAAGTCGTAGGTTGGTTTGAAGAAAGCTACGCCAAAGATCCACAACCTAGTCTGTTTATTTACCTAGCACTAACGGGTGAAGAGGTTCCTGTCTTTTACACTTATATCACCTCACACCAAGTTAGCGCCGGAGGCGGCTACTTTGTGGTTCATGCTTTTAACACCAATGCTTAAACTTATCAGAACCTTTCACTCTGCTATTCGCACAAAGCTAGGACCTTATGGCAGTCAAGAACCCGCCTTAAAGGTCACTGAAAGCCGAGTCTGGCTTTGCACTAAGTGCGATAACTATTTTTACAACAAAGGACACCAATGCCCCGAGAACTCGAAACAAGTGAAGTAGTGCTATACCTCTTAGCTACTGTATCTGTACTAGCACTTATCGGTGCTATGATCTTGCACTTTGAAGAACACCGCAATGCTGAAATAGAATCACACTACATGGGCTGCAAGTACATGGGTAAGGTAACTAAAAATATCTATGCTTTTGAATGTGGTCAAAACATTGTGTTAAAGCACTTATGATGTTTGCCCTAACACTACAAGCCATAACGCTCCTAATAGCCTTAGCAATTCTCGCTTACCACATTTACACTACCTTGACCCTAAACTGGCCTAATCCAGACCAAGTATTCCTTAACACATATAAAAAGATCAAACATGAACAACAAAACTCAATATTACCTAGATAAACTGCAGGAGGAAGCTGCTGAAGTTATTCAAGCTGTATCCAAGATTCGCCGATTTGGCCCTGATAACCGACACCCAGATCGCCAAACTACAAATCTCCAAGAATTTGTTGGTGAAATTGAAGATATCTTGGCCTTGTTAGCGTGCTTGGAAGGCGAGCAACTTTTCGATCTAAACAAATCACAAGACAACATCTTAACCAAGATCAAAGCCATTTATAAAAACTAAAGCCGATTCTAAGAAACATTTTTACTATGCTGCAAGGAGCAAAACTAAAAATAGGTCTTGCTTTTTCTAAAAAGTGTGTTATAATATATGTATAAATTCTCTTAAAAGAATCAATTTAGGTTTTGAATAAAACCTGGGTCTGCAGTAAGATTGAGATAATTTTATTACTCTCAAACGAACGACCACAGACTTCCCAGATTGATTTTATTGCCAAAACCTACCAAGTTTATAACAAATGTTCAATTGAGGGTCACTGTTTTATTTTTGTTTGTTTTTAATTATTTAAGTACTGTACTGTAAAAAGGTATGGTATTTTGTGTTTTGCACAACTTAATAAAGCCGTCCCACTTTGCACACACCACCACTCTAGCGACTCGACCCTAGCTAGAGATCAATTTAGGGTCTTTGCTTTTTAGCGAATATTATGATAATTAACCGACAACTTAAAACAATCCCGTTTGACAAACTATATGAAATCTATACAGACGCTGCAGACGCTGCAGTTGAGGGTATGGAACAGCATGTACGAGACAAATACGAAAACGAAGTAGCTGCACTAGAACAAAGGTATGCAGCTACTCATGAAGCCTCTAGCGAAGTCAGCTTTGGCGACCAAGTAGAGCTTCAACAGTACAGCAAAGCAGAAGTCCGAAAGAAAGCTGGGCAAAAAGCTGCCATAGATATTTGGATTCCACGATATAAGCTTAGTACACTCTTAATTTCAGTACTGCCCCAAATCATGGCACATATTGCCAATAGACCATTTCGATTATCGGAAGTTTCAACAGCTGAGGGTCAGATTGATGGCAGCAAGATTTTAAAGCACGCTTTTGATTTTGACAGCGAATGGGAACGTGGACTATACATGTTTTTAATGCTGGACTCACGCAGTGCATATCTCTCTAGCCAGTACAAAGGCGAGGGGGCTCAGTTTTGTGCTTTAGTTCCACTAATTCCTTATGCTTATAAACTGCACCACAAAATTCCATATTCACGTTGGGATCGAAAGACCCTAAAGTGGGTAGTCAACGATAGTTTATGTGAAGCAATGCTTCATGAAGGCAACTATACACGAGAAGATATTTTAAAAGCTCGTGAATTAGGGTTAATTTATCAAAGTGGCCCTAAAAGGGGTGAAAGCCGTAATCCACAAAGTAGTTTTAAATTATGGTCTACAAAAGGCGGATGTTTACAAGCAGTACCACACTTAGCTCAAGTAATGTATTCCCAAATTTGGTGTGCACACCCAAGTAATCGTACTCCGTATATGGTTTTAGATCCTGAGAGTTGGGATTCTATGCCAGCACCTCTAATTGTTACAGATTTGTTTAGACCCCAAACTGCTCAAAATAAGTATGTATCAAAAAGCGATGGTTCAGACTTACCTTGGGAGATTTAATCATGAAATACACAAATGAATCTACCAAACAGTTGATCGCAGACTATCAAGCCGGTGTGACCGTCCAAGCACTAGCTCAACAGTTCCAGGTGCCAGAACGCAGCATTATTGCCAAGCTCAGCTCACTGGGTGTCTACCAAAAAAAGCAGTACCTCAACAAACGCGGTGAGGTGCCAACAAAAAAGTCAGAACACATTGAACGGATTGCAGAATTGCTACAATGCAACCTAGAGCTACTCGAAAGCCTAGAAAAGGTCAATAAACAGGTCTTGTTAATGATCGAACAGAATTTGGAGTCCAAATCTGACCCTAAATTGAATTAATTCGACATAATTTGAGTTAATTCGACAAAAAGCCCGATATCGCAGGATATTCGGGCTTTTTTACGTGGGTACTTTGTGGGGGCAAATTGGACGCCTCTGGCGTCAACTGGCCAAGTTTAGGGTCAAGCGCGTGTGGGTGCTTGAGGTTCTCCAAGTTTATGCGGTTTAGGGTCAGAAGTCGTAGAAAACTCACTTGACATTGCTGTCGCACTATGGTAAAATGGCGCAGAGCGTATAGGCAAAACAAAAGCCCCAACATCTTGCGGATGAAGGGGCTTTTGAACTAGTCGTCACTAAGTTTTTATTCCAAATCAGGAGCCTTACTGCCAAGTAACCAACTTGGACTCTTATTGCCTGATCCTAAACTGCGTTACCTTTGGTTTTGGTTAATAAAAGGATTTAGCTGAGTAGGAGGATCTTGAATGCGCTCACACTTAACGACTTTGCAAACCTGAGTCGACTGGATATATTATTGCACCCTCCACAGTTTAGGGTCATTTCTAGTTTAGTCGTGACCCGATCATAGCGGAGCGGGGCCTTAGGTATAGGGTAGGCTACCTAGGAGTTACTCTTTACCTAACACCAGCAAGTGGTACGCGCTAGGGATTTCGTCCTGACCCTAAGGTGTAGCAAGTGGAACGGTGGGAGACGCTCGCACACTTGCCACGAAGGCTTGGGTTTCGCTTAAATTTCATAAGCTCATCAGAGGAGTAGGGGAGGCGGTGACTAGAGATTTCGGTCACCATTAAGTTGTTATCCAGCTATATATGGCTGGGCTCATAACACCAAAAACAGACTACTTACCAAACAGACTCGTTGAGTAATCTGTTTGCTGAGTAGATATATTATTATAACATGGGACAGCTTGCGTATTCAAGATTAAATTAGTTAGCGTGGCAGGCTGTCCCAGTGTTGTTATTTCGTTTTCTAAGTAATAATTATATCGCAAAAAGAGGGTCAGAGCAAGTTTATTTTTTCTGACCCTAAACTGTTACTGTTTAACAGCCTTTGCAATCAGCTCCAAAGCTTCGCGGGTAGCTTTCTCAAGCGACTCGATCAACTCTTCGTTAGTGCCGATGCTGTGAGCAATTTGAGTAATCAACTCGGATTTGCGTGGAGCTTGAGTGCCCTTGGCTTTAGATTTGGCTTGGTACACACCTTCACGAGCCAGCTTAGCAACAATGCTTCGAGTGGATTTTTGCATTTCCTTGGCAATAGTTTCCACGCTAGCACCTGCCTGGTATGCCTCCACAATTGCCTTAGTTTGTTCTGGAGTGTAGTTTACTGTTTTGGTTTCTTTAGTCATCATATGTCCTTTGTTGGTTTCTGCGCTGTTTAAGATTCTATTGTAACATTAGAAGGGAACGTCGTCAAATTCAAAAAATTCGCGGTGAGTGTTGACATCTTGAGGATTTTTGGATAGTTCTGCACTCACAAATTCACAGAACCACTCCAACTGAATTTGTTGATAAAATTCATGTTCTGTCATTTCAGTTCCTTTGCTGCTTTTGTAAAACAATTATAAAACTTTTTGAATTTGCACTCAACAGTAAATTTTTGCACTTGCCAGGCTCTGCGGCCTATACATACTAGAATTTGCACTTGACCAGCCACTGGCGCACGGCACGTCGTTGAATTTGCACTTGTTGCTTTGCCACTGGCGCAGCGCGCTTGGTGTTGTAAGTCAAAGGTACTCAATTTTACATGGTGGCATAGGTTTTCATAACGTGAAAATTTCTGGTAATTTATAATTATGCCACGATAATTAATAATTATGCATTATTGAGTGGTGGCACGTATTTTGCTAATAGCAAGAACCATGCCTGCCCGCGGCGCAAGAACCATGCCAGAGTAAATTACTCGGGTATTAAAAAATCCTTGACACAGCCCAAAATTATGTGGTATAATTTTGGCGCCGCCAAATGCGAATGATTCTCATTTGCATTTGCGTTTGCACGAAAAAAAGCCCCTCGAAATTGAGGGGCTTTGTAAGCCTTTCGGCTTAAACTGGCTTAGAATTTGCAAGTGCTGAAAAAATCTTTTCCAGCGCAGTTTTATTTGCTTTTGTCAAACTTTCGATTTCATTTTCGCTCAATTGCAAAATAGCGCCGATTGCATCGGCGTGAGCATCTTTTTTGACCACAGCCGCGCCAGTTTTGGTTTTGTATACTTTTGCCTTATATACGCCTTCGCGTGACAATTTCGCAACAACCGAACGGGCTGATTTTCCCAATTCAGCGGCCAAGGCTTCGACAGTCACGCCAGCCAAATAATCGGCCACAATCTTAGCAGTTTGCTCGGCGGTGTAGTTTACAGTTTTTGCAGTCATTTCAAATCCCCTTTAAAAATTCATTATATCACAGTTTTTTCAGATTTTCAAGATTTTTTAAATTATTTACGCATAATTTAACAATCCGATCACGTTAGCCAAAAAGAATGTAGTTTGTAGCGCAATGTAATTCTTTTGTTTCTGACGAATCGCCGATATCATTAGGCAAAAAGAACTACAAAAGAAAAAATAGTATCCAATTCCTGCAAACGTAAGTGCTACAAGAAAAGCACCAATAATTCCAGCAATAGTACCAAAGGTTTCAAAAAATTTAGTCATTTTGTTTTGCTCGTTTGTTTTGTTTTGCTATGTGCCAATTATACCATATATGCGGGGCCATTATCACAACCCCCCACAAAATACCCCATAAAATTTTTTCTATCATCGTTTAATATCCATTGTATGAAACGGGTCAGCGTCTAAACCATAGTTTACCATAATTTCACGCCATTTTACGCCATGCCCACAAATTTTTTCGCTTTCGCCAAATAAATTATAATCGGCTTGATGTATAATCTCATGTGGCAAAATAACATCAATCATATAGTTGGCATATTTTTTGCTATGTGCAAAGAATTTATAGCCCAATTCAATAGAATTTTCGGCTTGATCGTTTAAACCCGCCACGCGCCATAATCTACCATTAAGGCTAATTTTCGGGCAGTCGTGAAAAACAAGTGCGGGATATATCTCGCAAAGCGAATCCCAAATCATAGCCGATTCGCGTTTTAGTAAGCGGGTTAAAATCGTTTTGTCCATGTGAAGATTATACAATAAAAATCCCCAAAAATAATACCCCTACAAAAAATAAGTTAATTTATTTTGCTTGACACGGGCCAAAAGTATATGCTATAATTTTGGCGCCCCAAAATGTAATACTTTTGTTTCCAAGAATTTCTGCAAACAAAAGTATTCATTTTATTTTTGGCAAAATAAAAAGCCCTTCGGGGCTTTTTAAAAAGTGTTAACTTTTGTTTCTTGTGGGTTTTATTTTGTAATACAAAATAACTGCTAAAAATATAAAATTCGCGGTATAGTTGAAAACCAAAGGCCACAACATGGTAGGCAAAACGTAAACAAAAGTAAACACCTCACCCCAAAACCACATCATCAAAAATCCCCACGTTAGCCCGTCAGAATTTTTTGCGCGGTAACTTTCCACGGCTTGGGGCAACCCGCAAAACGCAAAAAGTAGTGAACCCAGCCAGCCGATTGTTTCCATTTTTAACCCCTATAAATTTCGTCTACCGTTATTGTATTATAACACGATTCAAAAATAAATTCATCATTTAATTTTTTGTCGTTGTATAAATGCAACAAAAGAGCAAAAACCCACAAATATCTCATTTTATTAAATGTAGGCCTTTCGGCCTACATTCCTAGATTACTTGGCTTGGAAATGGTCACGGGTTTGAAATTCGCGCCAGTTATAAGGTGTTACCTTTTGTTTCCAATCGCGTTTTTTGATAATCTCGCGCAAAATCGGCAATTCAAAATCGCGCGCATCTTCGAGCGCGGTATGCGGTTCTTCAACAAACCCGCCATTAATAAACCCGCAAACAATCTCGGCGTTTGTTTTAAAAGTCATATTGCCAAATTCAGTAGGGGCATTGAACGCATGATTTTCTAGGCAAAATTGCTTGAATTTTTTAGTGTTGCAGATATTGCCAACAGCCGCTTGCCACAAACAAAAGTTATCAGAAAAGCCGTCCAATGTAATACCTGTGTTTGCACATTTTGATTTATCAAAAGCCAAATTGTAAGCGGTCAAAGTTGGGTTATACTTGCCAATGGCTTGATTAATCCAGTTATTGATTGCAGAAACAGAAGCTAACATTCTAGAACCAGAATTAAGCATATCGTTGTATTTTGCGCGTTTGTCCTTTGCATATTGCAAAGACCAAAGACCCTTGGCATTTTTATCATAAAATAATTCGTGCGCGTCAAATTGATCTTTTACCAATACCGCGCATTGATTATAAATTTTGCCATCACGATCACAAATCACAATGGCAAAATCGGCCACAGTATCGGCAATAGTTGTTTCAGTGTCGAGAATCGCAAAGAATTGTTTTTTAGCCATTTTGTTTCCAATTACCGATACAGTCGGAATTCGCTGATTGATTCTATTGAACCAATGAAAAGATTATACAACAAAAACGCCTGAAAATCGAAAAATGCAATAAATAAAATCTATCGCCCCGATAGAAAAAATTAATCGCAAAATGCTTGACAAGCCCCAAAATTATATGTTATAATTTTGGCGCCTCAAAATGAGAACTTTTGTTTCTCATTTTGAATTGCAAACCAAAGTATTAATGGCCTTGAACGCTTGGGATATAAACCCCGCGAATATTAAACCTATCGCAAACGGCTTTTAGATAGCTAATATTATCTTCGTAAAAAACAAAATCAGCATCTTTGAAAGTTACCAGATTAAAGAATTTTGCAAGGCCATTAATTTTTAGCGTTTTGCCTGAAATATCAGAACCCGCAGGGCGAGAAATAAAATAATCTGGAGCGCCTAAAATTTCGTTTACGAATTGCCAATCTGGTTCGTTCATTACCCGCGCAGTTGCAATAATTGTATAACAATTTTCGTCAGCCAAATCTTTTTCATATTGTGAAAACATGGGCAACAATCCGTCATCCATTGCGCGATATTCATTTTCTCGCCAAAAATCCAAATCTATACGCTCGCCATTTTCATCAGTAATTGTGCGATAGCGGTGGCTTGAATCTACAATCGTGCCGTCCATGTCGTAAATTGCAACGCGGTTAATTTTAGCCATTTTTATTCCCCTGAGAAAAATTGTTCGATAGCCGCATTATACTCTGTAATTGTAGCAAATGCAAGGCCGTGACGATCACAAAAACGATTGAATCGCGCTTTTTGGTTTGGTGTGTAAATTGTTTTCATGTGTTTATTATAGCGCAAAAAACGGCCAAAAGCCAAAATCACGATTGTAAAAATCTATCGCCCCGATAGCGAAAATTAATCAGAAAAGCCTTGACAAGCCCCAAAATTATGTGGTATAATTTTGGCGCCTCAAAATGAGAAACAAAAGTTCTCATTTTGAGTTGGAAACAAAAGTATTCATTTATCCAAGTTTTCGTAAACCAGCATTCGAACCCATGCGGTGCCATAATCTAGCTCAACGTCTACCAGTGAGCCGTCATCACGAAGAATATGATATTCAACGCGCCCAGCTTTGCCAAAATCATCGGTAATTGTGCGAATAACTTTTTTGATTTTCATTTTGTGCCCCTTATTCCCATGTTTTAAATTGCATCATAAAATCACGGGTTTGTCCGTTCATTTGCATTTTAATCCATTCTGGGTTTTCGTCAACTTTAAATGGCATATTTTCCCGCACAAATTCTTCTAGCAAATTAAAAAACCAGCTAGGTATCATTACAAATATAATGCAAACGGGCAAAATAACGCCAAGTGCAACAATTAATTTTAGCGTGTTTTGCCAAGAATAAAAGTATTTGAATTTTACAATTTGCCAATTTGCGCGTTTAATTTGCCAGAATTTTTTAGTGAAAACAGTTTTCATTTTGTGCCCCAAAGTTGATAAATAGTCACGCCCACAAAACCAACAGCCAGCCAGCCAAGCGAAACCAAAGCCAAGAATTTAAGCCCAGCTACCAAAAAGGCAGGAACAGCAAAAGTAGTCATTTCGATATACATTTTAAAGCCCCTTAGCCAAGACAATAATATCTTCTTCGTTTAGTGTAACGGGGTCGCCGTGTTGTGCCAACAAAAGCAACTTTTTAGCGTGAGCATAATCGCCCCATGCGTATATTGAACGCCAGCCCCAAGAATCCGAACGATCAAGCGCGTCAATGGCTTGCTCTCGCGTAGGCCAATAAAACCCGCGCCAGCCCAGCGAACGGGTCGCCATTTCATTTGCGATTGCTTTTTCATCCCGCGCATCGCGGTGAGCCATAATTTTATCAATTACGATTTGAGCCGCGTTGATAACCTTTTGAGAATCCATTACGATAGTTGCCATTTAATTTGCTCCAAAAGATACAATATCAACATTATAACACGTTTTAAAGTAATTACGCCAAGCGGTAAAACCTGAATCGGTGTCGTGGTCTAGGTCGCGGTTTTGCTCCATTTGCCATGCGTGGACATATTCATGCGCTAGGGTAGTGAATAAGTCATAGTCGTTTTTAACCTCAGAAGTTGCAATTCTGATTCTGTGATTAAATTTCTTAGCAGAGATTTTGTAACCCTCATACATACCCATGCACGAATCTCCATCAAATCGCAAAACCTTCGTTTTGGATAAATTGATTCTAGATTTTAATTTGAATTCATCTTGCAAGATTAATTCAAAGAGTCGCATTGTATCTGATTTAATCATTTTGTAATCCACAAAAGAAGTACAAAGCTAATGGCAAAGCCGCCAAGCATAAAAAGCATGAAGAGCATTCCGTCTGTCATATCAATCTACCTGAATATCAATAATTTCTGAACAGTCAGCATTTACAATGTAGTAAATGCTGAGATTGCCAGCAGAAGCCATAAACGTATTTGCAACAGTTGCAGTCACGGTGTGAAAAGATTTAAAATCTTTAGCTACCGCATCAAGCACAATTTGGGGGATGTTTTTTGTTTTCATGTGTTTATTATATCGCAAATCTTGGGTTTGTCTAATTGATTTTGCCTATCAAGCCAATAGGCAAAATCAATTAGCAAGGGCTTGCACCCTTGCCAAAATCTTAGCTCTTTTCAGCCTTGATAAAATCGGCAATCTTTGCCAATGCTACCTTGTTGGCCTTAGTCAGCGAATCGGTATCAGCCTCAGTTAAGCCCAATGCTTCGCCGATAAAATCAGCGTGTGCATCTTTTTTAATCACGGCTTCACCTGTCTTAGTCTGATAAGTCTTAGCCTTATAAACCTTCTCGCGTGAAAGTTTAGCAACAACAGAGCGAGCAGATTTACCCATCTCAGCCGCGATAGCTTCAACAGTCACGCCAGCCAAATAGTCAGCTACCATTTTTGCGGCTTGGTCTGCCGTATAGTTTACAGTCTTTGCAGTCATTTCATTCCCCTTAAAAAATCAATTATGGTTTCATCACAAAATAGAAGTATAGCACAAAAGGCAGGGCAATACAAGCCACAAAGCCAAGAGCATCAATAAATTCTTTTTTAGTCATAGTGTCTTTCGTTGTCATGTGTTTATTATAAGGGATATTTAGCAGATGTAAACAATTATTTTCTAGGTGTTTACCCTAGTAGAAGAAAGGTTACTTATGTAATCCTTTTGTTTGCAGAAGTGTTTAGAAACAAAAGTACACACGGGGGGCGGTTATTTGACTACCTTTTTCTTATACGCTACTGGGCACCCCGCCACGTAAACTATATGATACCAAATCCAAAACACTAAGGGTGCCATTTAACACAACCCGCACACAATTGTACCTATTGTACCTAATTCTACCAAATTTACACAACACAGCAACAATGTGCTCAAAAATTTTTTACTTGCCAACAATTGTGGTAGTATGATATACTTGCCCAAAAGGATACCTCAATGTCAAATTTACCTTCAACTCAATCACCTGCGGAGGCTCTTGCCATAAGCCCCGAAAATCTCGAAATCGCCAACTGTTTTTTGGAACTACAAGATTCGCAAAAGGTCGCAGACGCGCTCGACGTGCCCCTTGACTTCGTAACTCGCATCTTGGCGAAAGGCGAAATCAAAGCCTATGTTAACCAAGTATTCTACGAAGTCGGCTTCAACAACCGTTTTCGTATGCGCGATTTAATGGATACCTTAATTAAAAAGAAACTATCGGATATGGAAGAGTCCGAAACTGGCTCAAACAAAGACATTACCGACTTGATCGCCTTATCACATAAAATGTCAATGGAAATGTTGGACAAGGAAATTCAACTAGAGAAACTGCGACAAGGTAATGCCACCGCTGCAGTCAAAAATCAAGTCAACGTACAAATCAATGACGGTATCGGCGACGGCACCAAGTACGGAGCCCTTATCTCCAAGTTAATTAACGGAGAGCCCACTTAATGCTAACCATCTCTAGACCTGATGTTGAGCGTAGTTACGTTGTTGACTTTGAAGCTACCCGTCGATTTATTAAGCTTCCTATCACTAACTATTTAAAGTTATTAGGAATCTACGAAACCATCAACGAGCCTCAGATTGCTTTAATTAACGCTGTTAACGATCCAAAGTATCGTTTTGTATGTGCTGCTTTAGCCCGACGTTTGGGCAAGACTTATATTGCAAATGTCATTGGTCAATTAGTTACCTTAGTTCCCGGAGCTAATGTACTAATCATATCGCCTAACTACAACTTATCAACAATTTCTTTTGAGCTACAACGTAAGCTGATCCGTCACTTTGACTTGGAGATTTCACGTGATAACTTAAAGGACAGAATCATTGAGCTATCGAATGGCTCTACTATTCGCATGGGTTCGTTATCCACAGTGGATAGTTGCGTTGGTAGGTCATACGACTTAATTATTTTTGATGAGGCTGCTTTAGGAGCTGATGGTGAAGCAGCGTTTAACGTTGCCTTACGTCCTACTTTGGATAAGCCGAATTCAAAAGCAATCTTTATTTCAACGCCTCGTGGTAAAAACAACTGGTTTTCAAAGTTCTTTGAACGTGGGTTTAGTGACGATTATCCAGAGTGGTGTAGTATAACCGCTGACTATACCGAGAACGCTCGTATGGCAGAGTCGGACGTAGCCGAAGCTCGCAAGTCTATGAGCAGAGCAGAATTTGAACAAGAGTACATGGCTAGTTTCACTATGTTTGAGGGTCAAATCTACAAACTTGAAACCGATCGCATTGTTGAGTATGTTATCAAGGACGGCGACGAAGCCTTAGCTGGCTGTGACCCTGGTTATCGTGACCCTACTGCTTTTGTAGTTGTGGTCTACGAGCCGTCACTAGACAAGTTTCATGTTGCTGACGAGTACCTAAAAGCCGAAGCAACCACCGATTTACACGCAGCAGCATTTCAGGAGTTAATACAAAAATGGGCAATCGATCCTATCTTCATAGATTCCGCAGCGCCACAGTTTGCCTCGGACTTAGCTTATCTTTACGATATTGCTACGATAAAGGCAAAGAAAGATGTATTGCCTGGAATCGCTTACGTACAAACATTAATCGAAACAGGGCGACTAACTGTGTCACCACACTGTGTTCATACCTTGGCTATGCTCGATCAGTATCGCTGGGATACACGGGAAAATCTAAAATCCGAGAAGCCTCTGCACGATGAATATTCGCACATGGCCGATGCACTACGCTACGCACTTTATACGTATACCTTATAATTGAATATTCGATCCCATAAGGACATTTTGCTTAGTCTAAAAAGCTCGTATTCTCTGAACTCTAGTAGTTCAAGCGATTCTTCTAGTTTATTATAGCAATGTTGGGTAGTTTTAACTAGTTCTATATAATCTTCGTCAATGATTCTGCCACGAGATCGATACGCTTTAACTAGCTCCAAGGCTTTTTGAGCTTTTTGTTTATCTGAGTTCGTAGCTTGAGTATGATTGTATATAAGTTTTAGGTGATCCCAAGTACTAAGTTTTAGTAAGTCTCTGTTATTCTCAATTAAATCACGTACTTCCTTAGTACGAACTAAGTCTGGATATGTAGTATTAAGCATATCCGGACCCTTAAGTTGATCAATTATCCATTCCTCAAGAATGTCAATATGGTCACGATGACACTCAAAAACTATTTCAGTTTGGGGCAGCCCGCAGCTATCGTACTCAAGCTGCATAGGGCGTGCTGCTTTGCCAAGCGCGAACTTGTTAAAGTGTTGCTTCCATCGAGTATCAATATCTAGGGATTTACCTACGTAGTATTTACCAGATTCGAATGTTAGTCTATATATTCCAGACGGCATATTATCCTTTAATAAAAACACTATTTTATCATATTAGCCTGGCTAGTTCAACATTATATTTTTTACCAGATAAAAAAATTCGTAGTTGACATTTCGTTGCTCCAATGATATAATAGGAAAATTGAAATTATAGTAACACATAAAATGGCTAAGAATACAAATAACCGCATCCCCGTTAAGTGGGTCCGGGATAAAGCCAAGGCAGCATACGAGAAAACAGGTTTTTGTTATATCTGTAACAAAACTGAAGATCTAGAGCTGCATCACCTCCATTCAATTACTGTATTGTTAAACCGTTGGGCAGACCGCAAGAATTATGATATTTCTACGGACGACGGAATCCTAGCTGTTAGAGATGAGTTTATTGAAGAACATCGAGTTGAGTTATATGACCTTGTTTATACTTTGTGTAACAAGCACCATGTATCCTTGCACTCCGTTTACGGTAAAGCACCAGCCCTAGGCAGCGAAGAACGACAAAAGAATTGGATTGAGAAACAAAAAGCCAAAGCAGAGGGTAAAGTTCCTGAAACGAACTCTATGTCGCTATTTGGTAAATTCTTGTAAAGGAAATTCATGGCATGGTATAATCCAGGTTCATGGGCTACAGAACTAAGAGAAAAACTTAATCCAGCGCAACAACTGATTAGTCGCGAGCAAGGTGTTTTCATTAACACTGACTCAGCAATTACATATAATCAGGCATTTGAAAAGCTAGATACTGTAAACCGTGGCGTAAATATGATCGTGTCTGGCTGTAGCAGCTTAGACTACGATGTAAAAGACAAAAAGATGGACGGAAGAGTAAGCGGTGTGCGTCAAAAGACGATTGCTACACTACTTAACTACGCACCCAACCCATATCAAAGTGCGCAAGAGTTCAGAACGAACATCTTCACAGACTTTATCCTAGAAGGCAACATCTTCATTTATTATGATGGTGTTCATTTATATCACCTTCCGGCTAGTCGCGTACAAATTGAAACTGACCCTAAAACGTTTGTGGCTGCATATCGCTACAACACAACAATCGCTTTCAAGCCAGACGAAATTATTCATGTAAAAGATTTAGCGTCAACCAGCATCTACCGCGGTAGTTCAAGACTTATGTCTGCTGATCGCAATATCAAAATCTTGTACAAAATGCAAACGTTTCAAGAGCAATTCTTTGAGAACGGTGCAATTGCAGGTTTAATCCTAACCAGTGATAATACACTTAGCCAAGTTGCTAAAGATCGTACAATCGCTAACTGGATGTCAAAATACTCGCCAAAGAATGGTGCTCGTAGACCAATGATCTTAGATAGTGGATTAAAGCCACATACTAACTTAGCAGATACGTTCCAAGAGATGGATTTTGACCAATCAATAAAAACTCATGACGCTAAGATTCTTAAGTCATTGGGCGTACCGCCAATCTTACTAGATGGTGGCAATAATGCAAACATTAACCCTAACCTACGTTTATTCTACTTGGAAACAGTTGTTCCAGTTTTGACGAAATTCTCGTCAGCAGTAGAAAGATTCTTTGGTTACGACATTGAACCGATTACTACTTCAGTATCCGCATTACAGCCAGAAATGAAAGATGTTGCAGCTTACCATTCTACTTTGGTAAACGCTGGAATTATCTCAGCCAACGAAGCTCGACAAGAGTTGCGTTATGAACCAAAACCAGGAAACGACGACTTACGAATTCCAGCTAATATTGCTGGTTCGGCGGCGAATCCAAGTCAAGGAGGAGCGCCTCCTAAGCCTAAGGAACCTACCGGCGGCAAGAGCGCGTTAGAAAGTAAGTAAGGAACTACATGGATAAAAACAAAGTACTACGATTAAATAGTGCTTTTGCCGTGAATGAAAAAGCCTTGCCAACAAACGGCGACAGCAGTATCGAGTCTATTTTTATTGAAGGTTACGCAAGTACCATCGATATCGACAGAAGCGGTGATGTTGTCCCAAAATCCGTTTGGGAAGCAGGTATTCAAAATTACCTTAAAAATCCAATTATTTTAGCACAGCATGATTACGATGATCCTATCGGACGCATGACTGACTATAAAGTGGATGATAAGGGTTTGTGGGTAAAAGCCCGTATTTCTTCAGCAGCTGAAGAAGTATTTGGTCTAATTAAAGACAAAATTTTAACAGCGTTTAGTATTGGATTCCGTATCTTAGATGCAGAGTACAACAGTGCTGCAGAGGTATTTGTTATTAAGGAACTTGAACTTGTCGAGATTTCGGTAGTTTCTGTACCTTGCAATCAAAATACTCTATTTGACCTGTCCAAAGCATTTGAAAATGATGCGGACTATAAACAGTTTAAACAGCAATTTGCACCCAAAGGCGACTCAGCTAAAGGGCTAGAATCCACAACGGAAGCAAAGAGCACAACAACAAAGGAATTGGAAATGACTCCAGAAGAAATGCAAAAAATGTTGACCGATGCTGCCGAAGCAGCTACAACAAAACTATTGGCCACTCAAGCTGCTGAAAAAGCTGCTCAAGAAGCCGCAGCTAAGGCTCAAGCTGAGTTAGACGCTAAAGTTAAAGCCGCCGTTGAGATCCAAGTTGGTCAAAGTGGTGCAGAACGTCTATTAGCGGAAGTTACTAAGCGTTTTGAAGACCAAGCTGAGCAACAAAAATCTGCTCTAGAAGGTCTAGAAGCTACACTAAAAGAAAAAGCAGCTGAAATCGCTAAGATTCAAGCAAGCAAAATGACTTTTGCTGACAATCAACAACAAGGTGGTACTTCTTACGCTGAGCGTGAAAAGGCTGTTATGTTGTCTAAGATTAGCGGTAAGTCTATTGCTGACACAAAATTCGGTAACGAAATGATCCAGAAAACTGGTCAACACTTACCAAGCGCTACATGGGAACTAGAAGTTTCTACAAACATGGAAGCTGAAGTACGTCGTCGTTTAGTGGTTGCTCCACTAGTTCGCGCAGTACAAATGAAGACTAACGTTATGACTATGCCTGTTAACCCAGAAGCTGGTTTAGCATCTTGGGTAACTAACGCTCAGTTCGGTGCAAGCCAATCTGCTGGCGGTACTACAGCTACTACAGGTCAAACAGTTGGTTCAGGTAGCCCACACGCACTAAAAGAAATCACTTTAAATGCATATAAAGTTGCTACTAACGAATATCTAAACTATGAAGAAGAAGAAGACAGCCTATTGGTTATCATGCCTATCGTTCGCGATGCTATGATCCGTCGTCTTGCTCGTTCAGTTGACCGCGCTTACCTAATCGGTGGTGGTTCTGGTTCTGATCCAGTTAAAGGTATCGCTCTATATGACGCATCTTCAACTGTAACTCCAGCTGTTGGTACTGCTGCTACAATCGCTAACCTACGCGCTATGCGTAAGGACCTAGGCGCTTGGGGTCTAGATCCAGCTGAATTGGTTTATGTTGTTTCTACAGAAGTCTACTACGACTTGCTAGATGACACTACATTCCAAACAATGAACCAAGTTGGTCCACAAGCTACATTGCTAACAGGTCAAGTAGGTCAAATCGGTAACACTCCAGTTCTAGTATCTGGCGAGTTCCCAACTAAGGCTTCTGGCGCTGCTACTGCATCTACTAACATTGGTGCTATGTGTTTTGCTCCTGGTAACTTCTTGGCTGGTAATCAACGCGGTCTACGCTTTGACACACAAGAATTAGTTGAGACACAACGTCGTGTTCTAGTTGCTTCTATGCGTACTGGCTTGACACAAGTTACAACTAACTTAGGTCCAGCAGTTTCAACATTACGTTGGGCAGCTTAATTTATAGTTTGATTTAAACTAACTGACAAGGAACTTAGGTTCCTTGTCTTTTATAAGAGCATTTAGTGTTCTTATAAAAGACATAAAGGATATTCTATGGCATTAAACTTAATTACGCTCGCAGAATACAAAACATATGTTGGAATTTCAAGCACAAATCAGGATGCTGTTATTAATCAGCTAATCCCGCAAGTAAGTGCCTTAGTAAAGAATCTTTGCCGCAGAACCTTTTTAGACTACGTAGATGAGTTTAAAGTAGAAACCTTTAGAGGTGGTGCTCACGGGAATAGATTGCTTTTACAAGAAACTCCGGTTATGCAAGTAAGCACAGTAGAGTTTTCCGATAATTATGGAAATACTTATACAGCGTTAGAAGAATTTACAGATTATGTAGTTGACCAAAGTAGTGACGCAGTTGAATTAATTGCAGCACAGTATTTCGACTACTTTAAAACAAACGCATTTCGTGTTACATATACTGCAGGCTACGACGCAGTCCCTGCTGATTTAAAATTAGCTATTGCAGATTTAATACAGTACTATATACGTAACGATGCTGCAGTTCACTCACAAAAATCAATTGGCGCTAATACTATTCAGATCGAATATATTACTAATACCAATTTACCTGCTCATATTAAACGTGTACTAGACCAGTATACTGCTTATTACGGATAACTTATGAGTGTAGCAGAATTTAGCCAAGCACTGCAATCAGAAGCTTACAAAAGCTGGTTTCAAAAACTAGAAAAGAATATAGTAAGTAGTACGGTTGATAAACTACGATCTAGTCAACAGCGAGCCGCTAAAACTGACTTCCTGATTACTGCTAAAGATGTTTCAAACATTTTTAAGTCTATTACAGGAGACGCACACGCAACTGACGTAATGTCAATGCTGCAAAAGCTAGCAGATAATTCTGGAGTTGACGGCATAAAAGGCTCGTTTGAAAAAGTAAACGGACAGAATGCGGTACTTTATAAAGGTATTGGCTTCGATACTATTACAGAAGTACTTAACAGAGCCTTTAAAAGCGACGAAATTGATCACTACTTATACGAGCAAACAGAGCGACATAAGGATAGATTAAAAGAAGAATTAGCACAAGATCCTACGCTAACTAAAGCGCAGTATAACAGAGAGTGGCAAAAAATTGATGCCATGCCTAACTTTACAATAGGCACGTTCTTTGATAAAGGGCACGTAATCTCCGTTGCTGCTAATCTAACAAAAGCATTCCAAGACGAAGTACAGGGATCAAACGCTTTATCAGATAAAGTAAAACAAAACCTAGTACACGCATTAGACGTATATATTAAACAGCTAGAGGAAGACGATCTTCGCTCAGCTAATATGCCTACAGAAGTTTACCAAAACATCAGCAATGTTAACTACACAAAGTCTACAGATAAATATCTAGTAGAAATGCAGTATAGTATAACTAATAGATCCTCTGGAAGAGCTTCCAAAGCAGTAGTCGAAGAACTTAGAAAAGTATTTACCCCAAACTCTACAGAGATTGAGAAAGCTTTCAACAATAGTAGTACAGGTAAAATGTTACTTACTAGTAAAAGTTCTCCTACTTTTATAGACATGTTAGCTAAAGATTTAGCCAGTATGCTTAGTACTGGTAAAAAATCTAAGCAAGTTTATTCTGGTAAAGTAACCAGTAATATTAGCAAAAAGATACCCGTAGCAATTAAAAAGTCTAATAATAAAGCACTTATACAGCAAGCTAAGAAGATACGTTCAGAGATAAAAGCTAACAAGCCAAAGCCTATACGTAACTTAGCGGGAAGATTTACTTCCTTAGCTTCTATACAGGTTTTAATTAATCAAAACTTAGCTGCACAAATAAAGAAAAATATGGGTACCGGCAATAGTCGTAATGTACTAAACTACAGAACAGGCAGACTTGCTAATTCTGCGGTAGTAGAAAGACTAACTGAAAGCCGAGAAGGTATGATAACTGCGTTTTATTCGTACATGAAGAACCCCTACGCAACTTTTTCTGCTGGCGGACGCCAAAGTCAGCCAACATCACGTGACCCTAAACTGCTAATATCTAAGTCAATCAGAGAATTAGCCTCGGCAGAAATAGCCAACAGAATGAGAGCAGTATTAGCATGAGTAGAAGAACTAGTATTGTAAAAGCCCTGTCTGAAAAGCTAAAAGTCATTGACGGCACGGGTACTTACAAATCAAATATATTTGACAATAGCTTTGCCTATTTAAAATTCTGGGATGAAACCAACGATTTCCCCAGCATATACGTTGTAGCAGGCTCTGAAGCCAGAGAGTATTTACCAGGTGATTTTACTTGGGCATACCTTGGCATTACCTTGAAAATCTACTGCAAAGGAGAAGACTCCCAGCAGTTGCTTGAAAATTTATTGGAAGACGTAGAAAAAGTAATTCATGACAATCGTGTGCTAAAATACGATGTTGACAACAATTACGAGACTACGGAAATACTTATAAATTCCATCGTTACCGATGAAGGGCTTTTGTTGCCTTACTCAATCGGAGAAATTACCTTACAGGTGCGCTACGCGTTAATGTAAGTAACCGTTATAGCAAGATACCAACACAGATAAATATCTAGTTAGTGTACCTAGCTATACCAAAATCATAAAGGAAAGATTATGGCATTAAATTTAGTACGTAATAGTAAGGTATTCTTTACTACAAACGTTGACTCATTAGGTAAAGTTTTAGCAACTGGTGCTGACGCTACCAACACACAAGAAATTCAAGTTCTTGATGGTTTTACATTCTCACAAAACACTAATAGTGATACAATTACTATTATGGAAGGCGGAGCAGCTCCAGTTCGTGGCCAACGCGCTTTTAACACTAGCTTAGCTCCAGTTGACTTCTCATTCTCTAGCTACCTACGCCCAAGCTTTAACGACGCAGACAGCGTAGTTGATTGTGAAGAAAACGTTCTTTGGAACGCTATCGCAGGTACTGGTGCTATTGGTGCCGCAGGTGCCGGTTGGACAGAAGACGACGCTTATAGCTCTGCAGCTTTCAACAACTCTAACGCTCACCGCCTACAGCAGTTTGGTATGATCTTTATTGTTGACCAAGTTGCTTACGCAGTTGATAATTGTTCTTTAAACCAAGTATCTATTGACTTCGGTTTAGATGCTATCGCTACAGGTGCATGGACCGGTCAAGGTACTACACTACGTCAACTAGGTAATGGTATTACTGCTGTTAACGGTACATACGGTGGTACTGGCCTTGCAGGTACTTATAAAGTTAAGAACACTACTGCTAACTACATCACTAACAAACTATCTACAGTTTCTTTGAGCCTTGTAAAAGACTTAAAAGACGAGACAGGCTCAACAGTTGCTGCCGCTGGTAGTTCATATAATGTTGCGTTAACTGGTGGTTCTATCACTATTAACAACAACATTAACTACATTACTCCAGCTAACTTAGGTACAGTTAATGCACCAGTTACATATTACACAGGTCAACGCGCTATCTCTGGTACAATCAATGCGTACTTGAAGACAGGTGCTGCAGAAACTGGTACTGGTAAACTATTGGCTAACATGTTGACAGCTGCTTCGGTAACTGTTGAACCAATGTTTGCAATGGCAATTTCTGTAGGTGGTGGCGCAAACACAGTTAAAGTTGTTTTAGATATGCCTTCAGCAGTTCTAACAATTCCAACAGTTGACGTTCAGCAAGTTATTTCCACAGCGATTAACTTCACTGCCCAAGGTTCTACTGGTAGTGGCAACAGCACAGTATACGACTTAACACAAACTAACGATATTGTTATTAAGTACTACTCTCCTGACTTAACACCAACAGTTTAATCGGTTTCAAAGGGGTGGCTTGATCACCACCCTTCTTTTTGTATTACAATTTCATCATAATAGGATAAAATCCAAATGGCTACCTCTCTATCACTAAAAACCCTCTTAGTACCTTCAAAAACTATTGAAGTCGACTACCCTGGATTTCCAGGCTTTAAAGTTAAAGTGTCTTTCCTTTCACGCGAAAGCCTCGTAAACATTCGTAAAAAAGCTACTAAGACTACTTTTAAAAATCGTCAACCTGTAGAAGAAGTTAATGACGACTTATTCTTACAACTATACGTTCAAGCATCAGTTAAAGACTGGTCAGGACTTAAGTTATCATACTTGGAACAATTGGCTCCAGTTGATCTAACAGGACAAGACCCAGAAGCAGAATTGGAATTCAGTGAAGAGAACGCATTGTTCTTGATGAAATCTAGTACAAATTTTGATGCGTTTGTTTCTGAAAGCGTTACTGATTTGGGAAACTTTCAAACCAGCAACGAGAAGAAATAAATCGAATGCTTGAGTCATACTTTCAGAATTCTTCTTTAAGTATGACTAAAGAAGCGTATTTTGAAATGTGTGAAGCCCTAGGTTCCGAACCAGTAGATGAAGAAATTCCAGTAGAGCTAGACGATTTCCCTGAAGAAGTTCAGGAAGCCATAATGATTTACTATAGACTGCGCGATGAGTGGGATACCATGAATGGCGTATATATGGGCAAAAGTTACGTTGGCTTAGCAGATATTCTAGATATTATGGAAGTAGAAAAGTCAGATCGTAGATACGTTCTGGACTGGATAGGGATTATGGATTCCGTTAGATCTAAATCGCTAAAAGCATCAAGACCAAAATCAGACTCAAAATAGATAACCCCGTAAGGTAAATACTTACGGGGTTTTTCTTTTGGTTAAAAAAATTTATGCGTTGACAAATATGCGCTCTTATGATATAATAAGGTGAATATTGAGAGTATATTTACGTCCTAAGAAGGCTAATACTCCTTAAATTAATGACAATAGGAGAAACTATGTCAGACAACTCAATCAAATTAGGTTTTGAATTAGAAGACAAAGGCGAAAGTGTTAGTAAGAACATTAAAAATGTTGAAGCCTTAAATAAAAAAGTAAATGAGTTAGGTAATACTGCTGCTAGTACCGGTAAAAAGATGGCGGCTAGCTATCAAGCACCCTCTAAAACCCTAGCGGGTATTTCAGGTGCTTCTATGTCTACCTCTGAGCGCTTAGAATACGACCAAGCTAGAGCTAGCGTTGGTACTGGTGCTGCTGGACGAGATTTTGCTAAGCAAGCTCAAGGTCTTGGCGGTCTTGTACACGTATACGCTACATTTGCGGCTAACTTGTTTGCTGTTAGTGCAGCATTTACAGCATTAAAGAATGCTGCAGATACTACAAGTATGGTCAAAGGTTTGGATCAACTAGGTGCTTCCAGTGGACGCAACCTAGGTACTCTAGCTCAAAGAATAAGCGAATTAAGCGACGGTGCAATTAACTTGCGCGAAGCTATGACAGCTACTGCACAGGCGACTGCCGCAGGTATGTCTAGTAAAAACCTAGAGCGCTTAACCTTAGTAGCTAAAACAGCTAGTCAGGCTTTAGGTATTGATATGGGCGACGCCTTATCTCGCTTAAGTCGTGGTGTTACTAAAATTGAGCCAGAATTACTTGACGAATTAGGTATTTTTGTAAAAATCGATGAAGCAACTTCTAGTTATGCTCGTCAAATTGGTAAAACAGCTACTTCGCTAACAGACTTTGAAAGACGCCAAGCATTTGCTAATGCCGTTTTAGACGAAGGCGAAAGAAAGTTTGCTTCAATTAAGCTGGATGCTAACCCTTACAACAAGATTCTTGCTTCTATGCAGAATCTTGCACAAACAGGATTAGAATTAGTTAATAAAGTATTTACGCCTATTTTAAGTGTATTATCTGAAAGTCCTACAGCCCTAGGTGCTGCTATGGCCTCAATCGGAGCTATACTATTAAAACAAGCTATTCCAGCCATTGGTATGTTTAGAGAAAATGCTAGACAAATGGCTGCGGAAACGCACGAAAGACTTAAAGCTCAGTTAAAAGAGCAACAAGCATATGCTATTCGCTCAGATGCTATTATCGAAGCAAATGCAGAAAAAGAATATTTAACTAGTAAGATGACTTCTAAGAAACTAGAAGAAATCCAAGAATCTAGATTTAATAAGCAAGTACTAGGTTCTAGAGTAAGAGGCTTACTGACTAAGAGTCCTTTTGACCTAACAGAACAAGAATCTGCAGAAATAACTAAAAAGCATGAAGATTTAGCTGCTAAAATTAATGCAGGCTCAGCTACTGCTGACGAAAAGCTACAACATGATAAGCTTTCAAAGCGTGAACTAAGAATAAGTGCTATTCGTGCAGAAGCAAAAGAAGCAGGGGCAGCCGCTCAAGAAATACACGAAGCCAGCGATGAAAAATGGTACGCACATCAAACCTTGATGCGCAAAAAGCAACAAGCTATGGAACGTGCAGAATCCAAAGCTCACGTACTATCTATGGCCGCAGATAATGCTGCCATATATGGCCCTAAAATTGCTTTTGGACAACTAGGTACAGACGTATCAAAAATGAACGTTGGCCCACTAGCAAAAACTCTTACATACGTACAAGGTGCGGCAAGTATTGCCACCACATATCTTAGTAATTTACTAAATGTATACGGAATGTACGTAGCGATTGCAACTGCTGCTTTTGCAATACTTGATTCGTTACTATCTAATAACGCTAAGCAAGTAGAAAAGTACAATAAAAATATAGATACACTTTCAGCGTCTTTTGACAATGTTTCAAGAACTATGGATGTTATCGCATCTAAGTCGCCATTTGATGTACTAAGCATAGACTCTATACAAGCCAGAGCTAATGCCTTTAATGAGTTAACTACCGCAGCTACTAGCACTGTTACTAGTTTCGTAGAACTAACTAAGGCTACTAGTGGATGGGATAAACTAAAAGACGTATTCTTTGATGTTTTTGGTAAAGGCACAGCAGATGTACTATCTACAAACTTAGCCAAAGCCGTTACTAGCAGTATTAATCTTATGCAAGAAGGCCCTGCAAAGAAAGCAGCGCAGAAAAAGCTAGAAAATATTATTGGCGATTCAGTAGATATTGAAAATTTCAAGTCTATTGAAAAATCTCTACGTAATTTAACAGACGCAGAGATAGCAGAAAAAGGTAAGCTAATAGCTAGCGCCTTATCAGATATTTCTAGAGAAGCCAACAATACTGCCAGCGTATTAACAGGATTAAAAACGTCTTTTGCAGAAACTTCAAAGACAGTACAAACTGCAATAGCAGAACTATCCCCAAAAGATGTTTTCGGCAAAACAGGTGCTAGCTTGGTATCTAATAGCGTAGCTATTAGCGATGCGTTAAAGGCGGGACCTATTGAAGCGCTTAATACTTTAAATGAAATCATTAAGAACAATGAAGTATTATCTTTATTACCAAAAGATACTGTAGTACAACTACAAGCGGCTAAAAAAGAACTACAGTCAATTAATGAGCAGCTTGGCGGAACAGAAAAAGCAAGATTAGAAGCAGAAAAATCGATAGAGGCCTTAAAGGCAAAAGGTACTTATAAAACAAAAGTAGCAGGATCTGCCCTAGAAGGGTACAGAAACTTAGCAGAAGAGGTACTAACCGAAGAAGCTGCTTTAGTAGAAGGAACCTTAGTTGCACTAGAAGCTACTAGAAAAAATCTTACAGAGTCAGCAGAAAAAGCCACAGCTAATTTTGCAGAACTGGATAAAGTAGTATTCAAAGCCGGTATCGATAAACTAACAGTTAGTTTAAAGGGTGCTTTTGAAGAAGGTGGAATAGCTGCTGCAAAAGGATACCTATCGGTATTAAAAGGCATAGGCGGAGAAACTGCTGCAGAAGAAGGCAAGTTACGTGCCAGAGAAATTAGTATACAGATGGAAAACGTTAAAGCAACGTATTCGCACATTACTGCTATACAAGAAAATACTCGTGCTTTAGCAGAAAAAACAGCAAAAGACGATTTAAGAGACGCAGCCGAATCACTTAAAACTGCTACAGGCCCAGTAGTTATAGATAAGTATTTAACACAAGCTGCTGATGCACAACGTAGATTAGATGTAATTAACGAAGAGCGCAGATTAACAGGAGCAGGTACAAAAGGCATTAAAGGTGCTATGTCCGAAGAAGCTTCCAAATCTGGTTCAATGTCCGAGATTACAAGAGAAGCCTTAAAGAATCTAGGTCCAGTAATAGCTCAGATGTTTACAATGGAAGGCCAACTAGCTAAACTAGTAGGTGCTCAAACTGCTAATAGTTTACAAACAATGGCAGCTACTATTAATGAATCTGCACAAACTACTAAGCGTTCCTTAGATCAAGCAACTGCTAGAAATAATATAGAATTAGATTCTATTAACAGTACTATTACTTTATCCTCAATGTATGACGAAATGTTGTATAAGAGAAAAAATGAATTAGAGATTGCAAACCAACTAAATACATATTTAGCTGAATACGCAGCTATTAATTCTAAAGTACTAATAGCTAATGAACTAATTACTGCGTCACAAAAGAATAACTCAGAAGCTCAACTATCTAGTAACCAACAGTACTTAGCTGCAGTTGAAGCTAAGAAGAAAGCTGAAACTGATTTAGATACATTAAAAACTTCTAATGTTTTAAAATTAGGACGTTTACAAGCTAAACAAGATTTAGATGCATTTACTGCTAAGTCTACAACTGAAAAGCGCTTATTAGATACTTATCTTACTTTGGGCGGTATCTCCGAACGAGAATATAATAACTCTCTGTTAAAAACAGAAAACACCAAAGAAGAATTACGCACAGCACAAGCAATTGCAGAAGTTAGATCTTTAGCCACAACTAAAGCAGCCGAATACGCAGCAAAAGGTGATACATCTGGTGCTGAGAAAATAAAGGCAGACTCTGAGTCAGCAGTTGCGGGCCTAGAAGCACAAAAAACTAAACAGCAAGAACTTAATGCCGCTATCAATGAGCAGAAAAATGCTCTTGCTGGTGTTAAAACAATGACAGAAAGCTTAACCGCAGTTTTTGGCACACTAGGTACAAGCATAGGCAATGCAGTAGGTTCTATAACAGAATACGCCATTAGCTCTAAAGCTATGACGTCTGCTCATAAAGATAATATGAAGGGACTAGAGATAGGTTCCGAAAAGTATACTGAGCAAGCAGATAAAAATGCTCGTGAACGCACTAATTTCGAACTTCAATCTACAGCGAAAATTGCTGGTTCTACAAAGAAATTATTTAATGAAAAGACTCTTGCGTATAAAACACTAGACAAAGTAGAAAAAGCTGCTCACATATATAGACTAGCGATGGATGCTAAAGAATTAGCATTTAAAATTGGTAATGCTATTATGGGTGTTACAGTAAAAGCAGGCGCAGAAGCCTCTAGTACTGGAATAACTTTTGCTGGTGTAGCTGCTCGTATGCCTGCGTATATTGCAGAAATTTACGCTAGCTGGGGTGCAATGGGTCCTTGGATGGCGGCCGCAGCTGGAGCATATATTGCTACTAATTTAACTGGTTTTGGAAAAGGTGGCGGAGCCACTGTACCTTCGGCATTATCAGAAGGTAAGGGCACTATACTAGGAGATCCAAACGCTAAAAGCGAATCTATTGCTAAAAGTATTAGTGCTTTAAAAGATGTTGATGTAATAACTATGCAACACAGCGGAAATATGGTTAAATATTTACGCAGCATTGATAGTAATATTGGTGCTCTTGGTACTTCATTGTTTAGAGTAGTAGGTGTAGCAGATAATATTGCAGAAAGCAAATTAGGTGCAACTAATCAAAACTGGATTAACTATACCGGAATCAGTAGCTTAGATAAAGTAATCACTAGCTTTGTAGGTTCAATACCATTAGTTGGAAACTTAGTTAACAAGGTAGGTAAAGTATTCGGATTCGGCAGCAGTTCTAGCGTTACTGGTCAAGGTATTTTAATTAATCCCCAATCACTAAAAGCCATTACTGAAGGCGGTATTAGTGCTGGATACTATGCAGACGTTAGTTCTAAATCGAGCGCCCTTGGAATAACATATAGCAGTTCTAGCTCAACTAAAGTTACTCCACTTGAAAAAGAAGCTGCCTTACAGCTTACTCGAGTTTTTGAAGGAATTTCTGGAGCGGTTAAAAGTGCCACTACAGCCTTAGGGGCCGATAGCGTAGCAGTAGCCTCTGCAATCGAAAAATATGTAGTAAATATTGGAAAGATTAACTTATCTGGCTTAAGTCAAACTGAAGTACTAGAAAGACTAAATAACGTATTTAGTGCTGTAACTGATAAAGTAGCAGAATCTGTTATACCTGGATTAGATGCCTTTGTTAAAGTTGGTAGTGGGTACTCAGAAGCTTTATTCCGAGTAGCTGCAGGAGTTGAAGAAGCTAATGCAGTATTAGTAACTATCAATAAAACAGCTATTAAATATACAGATATTCTTAATAAGCAAGGTGATGTAGCTGCAGAAATTGTTAGACAAACTATTTCTGCTTCAGAAACTCAAAGCCTAATAAAGCAAGTAATAGATAATTTCGACGGCTCTGCTAGAGATATTCTGGACGCTTATACGGCTCTTGATACTGTGCGAGATACTCTTGTAGCAATGGGTATTTCAGCAGATTTCTTATCAGCAGCTACCGTAACAGCGGCCGGAGGCTTAGATAGATTTACTAACTCAATAGCTAGTTTCCTTGAAAACTTTGGTACGCAAGCAGCCAAATCAGCAATAAGTGCAGATAAAGTAAGAGAAACATTTAGTACTCTTGGTATCCAAATACCTAAAACCAGAGATGCTGTGTATACTTTAGTAACTGCTCTAACAACAACAGCCCCTAAGAGTGCAGCAGCAATTATTTCTATTGTAGATTCACTAGATGCTTTCTATACTGGACTAGAAGATTTCGCTTCCAATAGAGACGCCTTAGTAAATAAAACTTTAGAGTTAACTGGTCAAACAGGTACTTTAAAGACTATACAAAGAGGTGCAACCTTAGCGGAGACTGATCCTAGGCTAGTAGCTTTACAGAAATATGTGTTCGCTTTAGAAGACGTAAAAGACGCAGAATCTGTGTTATTAAAATTACGCCAAACTGAAAAGAACACATTAGAATCTAGTATTACTGCTATGAAAGGTTACTTAACTAGCATTACTAAGTTTAAGGATTCGTTATTAGTTGGACAACTTTCTCCATTAACTGCTGCTGAAAAGTACGCTGAGAGTAAGAAACAGTTTGATGCGATATTTGCAACAGCTACCGGTGTAGCAGCTACACCAGAAGAGCAAAAAGCAAAAGAAACGGCACTAAGTCAATTAGAGTCATCTTCTACAGCCTTCTTGGACGCAAGTAAAGTCTACAATGCAAGTAGTGCACAGTATACCAGCGACTTCAACTATATTCAGAGTGCTTTAACTTCTACAGCAAGTACGCTGTCTAGTCAGATAAGTACGGCCGAGCTAACATTAGTTGCAGCAAATACTCAGATTGACTTATTAAGCGGAATTAATACAGGTATTACAAGTGTCGCAGATGCAATTACTGCACTAGCCACAGCAACAGCTACAGCTAATGCTGCAAAAATACCTGCTACTAACAGTCTTAATACTAGTCCGCTAGACGACTTAACTCAATCTGGCGGATTTAAGAGATATGCTGCAGCTGGTAAGACTCCTGCACAATTCTATGCTGATATTAAAACATACTCTAAAGGTGTAACTGATCAGCCTGACGTATCTGTTGATGATAAGATGAAGACAATAGCTGCAGCAGCTATTAGTTCTCAAGTATCTCAAACTGATATTGCAACAGCTCTTCAGATACCTATTGAAACAGTAACTGAGTTTTTAGCTAGATCTGGTCTAACAGTTCCAATGTACGCTAAAGGTGGTTATGCTTCTGGTATGTCACTAGTAGGCGAAAAAGGCCCAGAGCTTATTGACTTTAGTAACCCAGGCAGAGTTTATACCGCAGAACAAACCAACGGTATGTTTAATGGTACAAACCAAATGGGTGCAATGGTAAGTGAGTTACGTCAATTGCGTCAAGAAGTTCAAGAGCTTCGTAAGCAGCAAAGTAATGAAACAGGTCAACTTGTTATGGCAACTTATGATTCTAGTAATCAAGCTGCTACCGAGATGGCTAATACAGTAGCAGAATTTGTTACTAAACAAAATTGGTCCAACACAGTACGCCAAAACGTTAAGTTGAACTAAGAGATAGTCCCCGCGCAAGCGGGTACTATTTTTTAATGGATTACATAGTCCATTAAAAAATAGTGAAAAGGATAAATGATGGCACTAAGCGCACAAGAATTCCAAGATTGGTTAGAAAATCCGTCAGCGATCCGCTGTATGTTAGTAGAGGTTGTAGCTAACATTAACGGCACAGATACGACTTTATACTTTAGTAATCGCCCTTACGTAACAGGGCCTACAGATACTCCTGCAAATACTGCGTATTTACCAATATTAAAAACAGCAGTAAGTTTCACAGAAAGTTTAAACCTAGAAGGTACTGCTGCTCTTAATTATGGAGATATTTCGTTAAACAACTACAATGGTGAATATGACGAAGCTTTACAGTATGTATGGGTAGGTCGTACTATTGATATATGGATAGGTGACGTAAAATACACGCGCGATAATTTTACAAAGATATTCAGCGGCATCGTAGCCGAAGTAGCTTCTAGTGATAAGGACTCTATTAACTTACAGTTACGTGATAAATTACAAAGATTGAATATACCTATTACTGATACAGTACTAGGACCATATGGCAATGCAGGATCGGATAATCCAAACAAAGAACAAATATTGCCTTTGGTGTTTGGTGAAGTATTTAACATTCAGCCACTGTTAATGGACTCAGCTACTTTATTTGGTCCTAAGTACATGGTTAATAATGGCCCAATAGAAGCAATTATTGAAGTACGAGATAACGGTGTACCGCTACAACCTGTAACAGGTTACACAGTAGATCTCGCCGCAGGAACTTTTACTTTAATAAAGAATCCTGCAGGAACTATTACTTGTAGTGTACAAGGTGATAAAGATACAACTTATAATAATACTGTAGCTACCATAATTAAACGTATTGTAAAAGATTTTGGCAAGCCTTCGTTAACTGGTACATTTACTGACGACGATTTCGACTTAACAAACTTCTCAGATTTTGATACTGCTAATCAGCAAAAAGTAGGTATTTATGTTAATACTAAGCAAAACGTACTAGATGTATGTGCACAGCTAGCTTCAGGTATTGGCGCACAACTAACTACTACCAAAGAAGGTTTGTTACGTTTATTAAAGATTGATATCCCTACTACTGGTTCACAAAATATAACTGACGAATACATCGTTCAGTATAGCTTAAGTATTGTATCTAAGCCTGAAGTACTAAGTAGCGTAAAGTTGGGCTACTGTAAAAATTATACTGTAGAAGATAAACTACTAACAGGAATTCCTAGCGCTCACAAAGAGCTATTTGCATTAGAATGGCTATCAAAAACTGTTACCGACACAGCCACACAGACTTTGTACAAGCATACTGCAACTCCAGATCAAAAAGACACTCTTATGCTTAGCGATGCAACTGGCGACATTACCGCAGAAGCTACCAGATTAGTTAACTTACGAAAAGTACCTAGGTACATATATAAATTTACTTGTACCAGTAAATTCATGGGACTAAAATTAGGCGATATGATAACATTAACACATAGACGTTTTGGCTTATCGAATGGGGCAGCCGCTCAGATAGTATCTATCTCATCAAACTGGGATACTGGTTATGTTGATATGGAGGTATTAGTATAATGGCAACAATTATCAACGACAGAGATATCATATTACAAGCAGCTAGTGTTCGTTTAGAGCCAGTTGGCAGTAATTATATTTATTTAACTCCAGCAAGCGGTATATTCAAGACTACAAATACTGGAGTAACTCCTGCATCTTATACAATTACTGCCAATACTGCTGGATATTTAGCAGGTGCAGTAACTTTTACAGTTACTAGTGGCACAGCTACCCTAACAAATATAACTGATAATGCTTGTACGCTAACCCCCGCTAATATGACCACAGATAGCATTGTAGTTACGGCTACCATGGATTATCTAGGTGCAACTTATACTGCGAAATCCACAATTACAAAAATTAATGATGTGGTAGTACTCGGACTTTCTTCAGATACCCTAAATATACCTACTGATGAAGACGGCTTAAACGCGGTCTACACTAATGCAAATGCTACGATATCAGTATCCGTTGGTAACAATGACGATACCTCAAATTGGATTTTTACAAAAAATGTAACAAGCGGTACAGCTACCGTTTCAGGAACGGGTAGTTCTATAGTTATTGATAGTTTAACTACTGATAGTGCTACAATTACAATATCTGCTAATAAATCTGGTTACCCTACACAGACTAAAACTCTATCTATAAATAAACTAAAAGCAGCTGCCGCCCCCTTAGTTATAAGCTTAATTAGTCCAGTTAATGTTATAGCCTCTAATCAAGCCGGAACAACTTATAGCTTACCAACAGGTAATAATGTTAGATTATACAAAGGCTCAGCAATCCTAGCATCTAATGTAGTATATGGACCAGCTACTACAACTAAAAACGGGCTTACACTAGCTGTAAATACTTCTACAGGTGCTATAACACTAACAGGCGATTCTTGGAACACAGATAGCGAAGAGTTTAGTTTAACTGCAGTCTATAATACTGTTACCTATACTACTACATATAGTATAACTAAAGCTAAGTCTGGAAGTGTTGGAGTATCAGGCAGAACAGTTTCACTGTCAACAGATGTTCCTGGTTTTACTTATAAAGGGGATGATACCTTATTAGGCCCCTCAGCTACAGCAAGTATTATAGCAACAGCATATAATACAACCGGTACGCTATACTACGAGTTTACAGTAAAAAATAGTGCTACTACACAAAACACTACATCAAATACTTTTACTTATACCCCAACAGCCAGCTATGCTAATATGCCTGATTCCGTAACTGTAAAAGTACGCGAACAAAGCTCCACAGGCACCATAGTTGCTGAGGACTCTATAGCCATTGGAGGCTACAAAGCCGGAACCAATACTATAAATGTAGAGCTTAATAATCCTTCACAGTCAGTAACTGCCAGTAATAATGGTGTAGTAACTTCTTATAGTAATACTGGTACTAGTATCCGAGTAATAGAAGGCATAACTTACTTAACTCAAAACGGTAGCTTAGCTTCAAATGGTACTTTTAGAGTAACCGCTGTAGGTACTAACATTACTCCAAGTACGCCTACTGGTGCAGGCACTACCACTGTTGTATTTGGTGCTCACACTGCAATGTCAGAGTCAGCAGCAGTATCCCAAGTTGCTTATGTTATAGAAGTAAGATCTCTAGACGGAACATCACAAAGCTTCACTAAGTACCAAAACTTCTCTAAGTCTATTGCAGGATATACCCCACAATACGGTACAGACTATGTTAACGGCACAAACGGTCCACGAGGTTCAGTAGTGTTATCATACAGTTCAGGTGCTGATGTTAGTTCTGCTAAAAGTACTAACTATGCCTTTGGCAGCAATGTTTATACGCAATGTCAAAACGCTATAAATTCAGCTTATAGTCTTGCAGCAGATCAGGTTCCTAGAAATGGCGACAGAGTAATATTATATGGCTCAGGTTATTCTAATACTTACTTATTCAGCGGTAACGTATGGAGCTATGTAACACTTTATGTTGACGGCTCAGCAGTAGTTAACGGAACCTTAGCAGCAGAAGCTTTAGTAGCTTCTGGAGTTTCCTCAAATGGAACCCGAATAGATAGCAACGGTATCAAAGTATACAGCGGTACAACTCCTAGAGTTATTATAGGTGTGTTACCATAAGGATATTAAATGGCATATGGAATGAAAGTATTAAACGCCGATGGAGGTACAGAATTTGATTCTGACTCCTTTGGCGGAGTAGTTATAAATAAACATAAAAAAGCCGATGGAAGCTATATAACTGGCACAGGTATATCTTTAAATTCAAATGCTTCTATTACTGCACCCGATATAATTAATTATAGCGATTATCCTAATAGAAATATAAAAGTAATACCGCTTACTTCTGGAGATACCTATTACAAGGTTTTACAACCTAACATATCTTACTCAGGCTTTAGTACTGTAAATTATGCGCGTATCGCTTATTTTAGTACGTCTGACTTTACACCTTCTTTAGCAACCCATGGGTTTGTAAGACGGGATACACCTATAACGGTACTATTAACATGAGCACATATGGATTTAAATTCTATAACAACAGTAATGAACTAGTTATTGATGATGAGTATACAAAGCCGTGGTTTCAAGGCCATGCAACCTTAGCCTCAGTAACGGTGTCTTCAGACTATGCTATCACAGATTTTACTATATACAAGCTAACTTATACTGCACCGTCTGGTACTGGCGTTGTATACATGGATCTACCTCCAAACGCAATAACATCAGTAGCGTATTGCTTAGAAGGAATTGCTTATACTCCAGGCCAAAATATTGTAGTGTATGCTGCAGTAAGCAATGGGTACAGCCCTGTTAGTGCAGATATACCTCAGATATTTTGTTTTAATACTGAGTACTTATCACAATTAACTTCAGGATATGGTGCTAGAATAAACAATGCTTCTGGTAGTTGTATTTTTGATACTAATCACAGACACTTAAAAATAGATACAGCCTCAGACTCGGCTATTATAAACACAGCCAACCCATCAGAAACTTATAATAATAAATTTTGGTCAACACCTGGCAGCACTAATAGTAAATCAGGCTATGCAGGAGCTATTGAACTCCCTGCATTTTTATTGCCAAAAATCGAATCTGACGAACTAGTAAATAATGGCGACGGAACCTTTACTAGAAATAAGTACATGGGCTTTTATGGCAGAAATAGCCAGAATACATACATTTGGCAACCCCTAGTACAATCTGAAATAAGATCTGGTACTTTAAGCTTTACAGGAAGTAAGCTCTTTAACAATAAAAATCAATACGATCTTATTGTTCAAATCTTACCTACAGCATGTTATGCTGTACCTTTAGCAATAAACCAAACTACATACGACCCATACACAAGTACAGTTAATTGGCCTAGTGCTTCATATAGTGTAACTTTATCAAGAGCATATGGTAGCGGAGAAACTAATGTAAACGAAGGTGCTTTCGGAGCGGGTATTTTAGGTACAGTTTCTACTACTAATATAGCTAGCGGAACTACATTAAGATACGTACTCTCTGGAACAGGAATAACTGCAAGCGACTTTTCTTCAAATAGTTTAGAAGGTACGTTTACCGTAGGGTCGAATGGAACTGGCACTTTTATAGCTCTTATTAATAATGACTCTGTGTTAGAAAATACGGAAGTAGTAACCTGCACCGTTACCAGAGTTGGTGGCGGGTTTATCACAGGTAGCTCTAATAGTTTTAGTATACTAGAAAGTGCTACATACTATACTATAACCAGAACTGCCAGCGAGATAAATGAAGGTGACGCTTTTGCAGTAGTATGTACTTCTACTAAAACTAGTGCGTCACCTCAAGTTGTAAATTATACGCTATCACAGCCAAATGGTGCAGCTTTTGATGCCAATGATTGGACAGGTACTGTTGCCCTTGGTAGCGGAGCCTCCATTACTACCAATAGATTTACTATTCCGGCAGGACAACTTACTGCAGAACGTACATTTACCGCAGCAGAAGACCATAGAACAGATGGTGATAAAACTCTAAGAATAACCTTAGATGACTATACGGGTACTAATACTAGTCATGATATCATAGTGCGAGATACTTCTCTAGAGTATACTTGGGCATTAACTGGAGCAACTTCTGTAAACGAAGGTAGTACGTATACTTATAGTGTTACTACTAATGCACCAACAGGTACTAGAGCTGAAATACGATTAGTAACACCTGCCACAGCCGACTTATATGATATAGATCAAATATCAGGAACTACTTTAGTAGTTGGGGACAGGTACTATGTTTCAACCACAAATGGGGCCGGATCATTTACTATTAAAATTAAAGCAGATCTAGTAACAGAAGGTCAAGAATACTTTACCTTAGCTTTAGACAGAGACGATAGCACAGCTACTAGACTAGCAACATTAACTGGTTCAATTTATATTAATGATACTTCATTAACACCAGAAGTATGGACCTTATCTAAAATATCAGGTGATCCTAATACCACAGATGTAAAAGAAGGTACAACCTTTTTAGCTAGAGTAACCTCAAGTGGAATACCTTCTTATCCTAAAGCAGCCTATTACCAGTTTTCAGGCATAGGCGTGACCTCAGGCGATATCTATAGCGGTACAGTATCTCTAACAGGTACTATGTCAATAACTAGTAATTCTTTTGACATTAGTATACCAATTCCAGATGATTACATATACGAATCGGATGAAACAGTTACCCTACAGATATTTGCAGACTCTGGTTACAGTACTCCATTAACCAACGCTGTTTCGTGGACTATACATGACGCACTACATGCCTATGCTTCTTCTTATTATCTAAAAGAAGGAAATACTATTACAGTAACTATGGAGAGTTACGGTTTAGCATATCCCGCCACTATTTACGGTAGAATGACCGGTACAGGTATTACAGCAAGCGACTTTACTAGTAATAGTACTGACGTAGCTTTTACTTTGACACAAGCAGGTACTTCTACAATAACTATTGGAGCAGTTGCAGATTTTATATCAGAGGATGGTGAAACCCTTACACTAACATTTTACTCAGATGCCGGTCGTAGTATAAGAATAGGAAATACTGTAATATGGACTATTGCAGATCCAGTTACTTATATAACTAAAATATCAGCATATCCTAGCACGTCATCTATAAATGAAGGTGAAGTTTTATTTTATAGTATAACCACAGAACTAAGCGTACCAAGAACTTTATATGTTGAAGTAAGCGGAGTAGGAATTACAGGCAGCGATTTTTATAATGGCGTTAGTAGGTATTCAGTATATCTTACGTCTAGCACTCAGAACCACCTTATAGGTATATCAGGCGATTCAACAACTGAAGGGCAGGAAACTGCTACTATGCAGGTATACTACGATGCCAACTATACACAGCCTATAGGTAATTCAGTAAGTTGGACTATTAACGATACTAGTATAACTCCAGTACCTACATATTCATTTACTAGAACTCCAACTACTGGTAATATTGATGAAGGTAGTACTCTTACAATTGGTTGGGATCTTACTAATATACCTAGTTTTCCGTTACTTCTTTATTATACTTTAACTGGTACTGGTATTACTGGTGATGATGTACAAGATGCCAGCAATGGTGTACACTACGATTTACAACGTACATTTAACTTCGATGGGCCTACTGGTAGTCTACCCGTACGAATGGTAGAAGATATGTTACTAGAAGGTGCAGAAACTGCAACTTTAACACTATATACTACTTCGGCAAGAACTACACAAGCAGGCAACTCGCTAACATGGACTATTAATGATACGTCTAAGCCTACTTACACAGTAGCTGCATTCTCTTCTATTAACGAAGGGGGTACTGGCTCTTGTTTCGTGTATACTACCGGCGTACCCGTAGGTACTACATTGTACTGGACAATAAATAATATTAGTACTTCAAATTCTGACTTCTCAGCAACTAGCGGTTCCTTTACTACTGTTAGCGGTCAGTTTTATAACGGAATATTTGATATTACTACAACGGCAGATTTAACTACAGAAGGTTCGGAAACATTTAATGTAAGCATTAGAACAGGCTCTACTAGTGGTCCAGTTGTAGCTACTTCTGCTACTGCCACTATCAACGATACCTCTACTTTCCCTACGTTTACGTTTACCTCAGCACCAGCCACTGTAAGCGAAGGCGGCAGTTTTACAGTAAGTTGGAGTATAGCTAACTTTGTACAAAAAACTTTGTACTATAAGATAACAGGTAGTGGTATTACTACTGGTGATACTGATATTCCAGGATTATCTGGGTCAACTACATTTACAACAGCAACAGGTACTAGTACCTTTAATGTAACTGCAGACCATTTAACTGAAGGTACAGAAACACTTACTGCAACATGGTATAAATTTAGCGACTTTACCTCTCAAGTAGGTAACTCAGTAAGCTGGAATATTAGCGATACTTCTATAAACTACCCAGCATATGGAACGTTTAATAGTAGTTATTGCAGCGGAACAACTTTAGTTACAGTATACAACGATGGTTCTGGTGGAACTTATAGCGTAAGTAGTCCTAATAATGCTGGTTGCGGATACATAGCTCCACCAACTATTACTGCTAGTGCACCGACTGTTACTAGTAATCAAATTGTAGTTAACTGGAGTTCTTCAAGAGCTACTAGTGTAACAGCAAGTCAATATATTACTCAGCCAATGGCACTAAATGGTAGCCAGACCTTTAATACTACTAATAACGGTTTCAGAGGCGCAAGCTTCAGTATTGTTTTTACAGCTACAGGAGCTGGAGGTAGTGCAACATATACCTTAAATGTAGGCCCAGTGCCTTAACCTTTACAGTTCATCAGGACAATAAACTTATGTCATCAAACAATTTAAGAGTAATATACGGAAACGTGGCAGATTATGCCACTGTATCCTCAACTGCAACAGCTGGCAGCCTAACGGCTGCTAACTTGTTGAAGGAGCAAAAAGGTTTAGTATGGAGATCTACTACTACAAGTGGTACCATTACAGCTACTTGGACTGCAAGTCAAGAAGTAGCTGCAGTTATCTTACCATTTTGTAATTTAACCAGTACAGCAACTATCCGAGTAAAACTATATACCAACGCCGCCGACACTGTTGCAGTACTAGATACTGGAGTTAAGTCAGCAGGTGCTAGTGATCCACAAGGTTTATGGGACTGGGGCGTTCAACAACTAGGAGCAAACAGCTATAGTTATGGTGGAGGTTCTATAGCTAGAACTTGGTTTGCAAAAACCAGTTGTAAAAAGCTAGAAGTAATCATTAGTGATGTGGATAATACAGCTGGATACATTGAACTAAGTCGATTAGTTGTTGGCGATTACTGGTCTCCAGCGTACAACACCAACTATGGAATAACTACAGGATATACTGATACTAGTCAACAACAGCGTACCGAAGCAGGTAACTTAATGACTAGTAACGGTACTGTACACAAGTCTTTGACTTTTGACCTATCGTGGTTAACTACCACAGAACGTACTGAGATGTTAGGCATTTTACGTGCCAATGGGTTACGCAAACCTATATTTATTTCGTTATTCCCAGATGACGAGGATATACAAAAAGAACAAGACTATCAGATCTATGGTAAGTTAACTACTATGTCAAATATTAATCACCCAATGTATACTATCTACGCCACATCCGTACAGATAGAAGAAATTTAAAACCAATTTTAAGTTCCTAGGATTAATACAGCATATTACCGTACCCTGTCCAATAAATGGGCAGGGTATTTTTTTGCATTGACAATATCGACCCTTTGTGATATAATAGTACAAATTGTCCTATAGGTGTCGAAATTTTTTCTTGACCATCAATTAACTATAACTAACCATCAAAAAGTATGATCTTATCAGCGTACTTGAAATAAGCAATCCACAACGGGGAGAACTAACTTATGTTAGGAACAAATTCAGAGGAAATAATTCAAGTATTGACCGCAATATCACTGGCTATCATTGCCGTTTTCGTGGGGATCAAGAAATTATTAAAAGATTGGCGAAGTACTGACGCCGAAACAAGTATAATTACTTTAATGCACTCAGAACTAGAACGTATGAGCACTCAGAATACGGCTCTTAGTAACGAGCTTGGTAGGTTGCATACTGAAGTAATTAATCTTAATCAACAGTTACAAAAACTAACTATTGAAAATCAGCGTTTACACACTGAAATTTGTGCACTTACTGAACAAATGGCTAAGTTCAAACGTGCAACAAATAATAATGGAGGTGCTTAATGCAACCAGCAAAATTAAGCTACAAAATTTATCAAGGTACTACATTTGAAGAAACCTATCGTTGGGAAACAGAAACAAAAGTTTATGTACCGATCGATAGTATTTCTAATACTGCACCTTGCGTAATTACAACAACCATTCCACATGAGCTACCTACTGGCTGGAGATTCCGCGTAGTAGGTGCAGCTGGAATGAAAGATATTAATAGTACTACAGACGGTTATTATATCGCTTCTGAAACTACAACAGATACTGTTACGGTAAATCAAGTAAACAGTGCAGGATATGCAGCTTATACAACAGGCGGCATATTAGAATACAATCACCCAGTTCCTTTAACAGGGTACTCGGCAAGATTACAAATACGTAAAACAGTGGCTAGCACAGAAGTATTGTACGACAGTACTTCAGCAGCTGGTGGAGCTATCTCAATAGATACTAGCAATAGTACTATTAATATAACAATCCCTGCCGATGTTACTGCTGGTTTCTCATTCTTATCAGCCGTATATTCAGTAGAATTATACGACGATACTGGAAGAGTAATACCTTTCTTAACCGGTAACCTAACCTTAGTACCGGAGATTATAAGATGACAGATGTAATCGTAACACAGGCACATAATACTGTTGTTATCGATACTAAAGTTCCACAAGTTGTTGCTACAGGATTATTAGGCCCTAGAGGCTTACCTGGAACAAACGGTACAAATGGTACAAATGGTATAGACGGTATAGATGGACGTGATGGTATTGACGGACGCGATGGTATTGACGGCGGTGCAACCCGCTTAGATGCATTACAAGACGTAGATACTACTAGTTTAATTAACGGGAGTATATTAGTTTATAATCCCACAACGCAGAAATGGACTGCGAAAACTTTACTGGATCAACAAATAATTGAATCTGGTCAATATTAAAGGAAACATATGGCTTCTATTTTTAGAATAAAGCGCAGTGAAGTTAGTGGTAACCCTGCATCGTTAGGTGCTGGTGAATTAGCTTATTCTGCATTAGCCGATAACGGCTCGAACGGCGGCGACAGACTATACGTTGGTATGGGTACTGAAACCAACGGCAACGCTGTTAATCACGTTGTAATTGGTGGTAAATACTTTACCGACATGATCAATTCTGCTACGTCATCAAACGTAGCAAACACACTAGTTAGACGTGATACATCAGGTGCTATCTCTGCTAATATCGTTGGTGATATTACTGGTACTGCTGATTTTGCTGACAAGTGGTCAATTGGACGTAACTTAAGCTTAACTGGCGACGGTACAGCTACCCTATCAAGCGTAGATGGTAGTGCTAACGTTAGTGCAGCACTTACTCTAGCAACTGTTAACAGCAACGTTGGTACATACGGTGGAACTACTTCAGTACCTATTATTACTGTTAATGCTAAGGGTTTAATTACTAGTGTTAGCAGTGCTACAATCGCAGCTGGTACTATTAATTTAGCTGGCGATACTGGTACAGATACTCTATCGTTAGATAATGATACAATCTCTATCTTGGGCGGAACCGGCGTTACTACCGCACTAGACGGCAGCGGCAACGTAACAATCAGTTTAGGTCAAGCAGTTGGAACTACTGATGACGTTACTTTCAATACAGTAACCGTTAACGGTACATTGAACAGTGATGACATTACAGCAACTGAACTAGCTGTATCTGGTAATGCTACAATCTCTGGTAACTTAACTGTATTAGGTACAACTACTACTGTTAACTCTACTACTGTTGCTATCGGCGACACTAACATTACCTTATCAAAAGACGCTACTACAGCAGCTCAAGCTAATGGCGCTGGTTTAACGGTTATTGGACCAACAACCCCTGCTACTTTAACTTACACATCTGCTGATGATCGTTGGAACTTAAACAAAGCTCTAACAGTATCTACTGTATATGGCGACTTAGTTGGTAATGCAGATACAGCTACAAAGTGGGCTACAGCACGTAACCTAAGCTTGACTGGTGATGCAACAGCTACACTATCAAACGTAGACGGCAGTGCAGCAGTTAGTGCAGCAGTTACTTTAGCTACTGTTAACTCTAATACTGGTTCTTTTGGTGATTCTTTAACTGTACCAACAGTTACTGTTAATGCTAAAGGCTTGGTAACAGCAGTATCTCAAACAGCTATCCCAACAGCTACAACTTCTGTAAAAGGTCTTGCTACTTTTGATAGCACACAGTTTACAGTTACAAGCGGTTCAGTTTCTATTGCAGAAATTGACGGCGGAACTTATTAATTTTAATAAGCAACTTCTATAAGTTGCTCTACCTTTTTAGGAACTAGAATGTCAGCAATTAAACTAAAAAAGAGCTCGGTTAGTGGAAAGATTCCAACAACCAGCGATTTACAATTTGGAGAATTAGCATTAAATTATGCGGATGGTGTAATATACTTTAAAAAGTCTAATAACACTATTGGTACTATTAGTGCTAGTACAGGCAGCGGCGGAACTAGTTCTGGCCCTACTTCGATGCTTAGAAGAATACACGAAGTAACGGCCACTGGTGGAGAGACTTCCTTTACCATACCCGATGGGTATGGTGCTGGGTTAGTGGATGTAACAATAAATGGTAGTGAGCTATTCAGTACAGATTATTCTGCTACTGATGGCTCTACTGTCACTTTAACTCAGGCAGCAGTAGTTGGTGATACGATCAAGTTCACTATTTACGACATACTTACGTTACCTAACGTATACACATCTATACAAGTTGATGATTTAATATCGCAACTTAATACAAGTAAGGCTAATGTAACAAGCCTTGCAACAGTAGCAACTTCAGGTAGCTACAATGACTTATTAAATAAGCCTACTTTATTCAGCGGCAGTTATACGGATCTAACAAATAAACCAACAATTCCAAGTATAACGGGTTTAGCATCTGAAACATATGTTAACACACAAATTTCTAATCTTATTGCTGGTGCTCCAACAACACTAGATACATTAAAAGAAATTTCCGATCAATTAGCTAGTGACGAAAGTGCAGTAGCTAGCATCATTACCACCTTAGGTACTAAAGCAAATACTAGTAGTTTGGCTGCAGTAGCTACAAGTGGTAGCTATACTGACCTAGCAAATAAACCAACATTATTTAGCGGAAGCTACACAGATTTAACAAATAAGCCTGCTTTATTTAGCGGTAGTTACGCAGATCTTACAAGTAAGCCTGCCTTATTTTCTGGTAGTTATACAGACCTAACTAATAAGCCAGCTGCGGCCGGTTTCGAACAATCATTCCTATTAATGGGAGCATAATATGGCATCAACATATAAAGTACTAGGGCAATCAAATCCTGCCGCAACTACTTTGACAACATTATACACAGTTCCCTCAGCTACGTCAACTGTAATTAGTACAGTTGCAATTTGTAATATGAGCGCAACAGCCGCCTCATTTAGACTAGCGGTCCGACCAGCAGGTGCGGCACTAGACCCTAAACATTACATAAACTACGACACACCAGTTGCAGGAAATGATACGATCACACTAACAATCGGTATGACTCTAGCAGCTACGGATGTAATTTCAATCTACTCAGGTACTACAACCCTAAGTTTCAGCGCATTCGGAAGCGAGGTTAGCTAATGTCAGTTAAATCAGCAAGTACAAAAAGATCTACAGCCGCCAGCGTTCAAGCTGGCGAGGCTACTATTATTAATAGTAGTTCTGGTCTAGCAGTTACTGGTAACAAAATTCAGCCCGGCACCAATATTGGGCTGGGCGTAGTCACATCTGGAGAAGTAAGTACTATTACTCCTATGTCTAGCGCTCCTGTAATTAGTAACCTATATATAGCTGATAGCAGCTATAATATTACTGATGATACTGCCTTTGACCCAGCAGGCGGTTACGCTAGAATCGTGGGTAGTAATTTTAAATCTGGTATTGCTGCGTATATTAACGGAGTTTCACTTACAACTACATTTGTTAGTTCAACACAGTTAAACGTAGTTGTTCCCGCGTCTGCAACCGGTTCTTACTCCTTAATGGTATTTAATCCAGACGGAGCAGGCGGCATTTACTTAGGACTAAACGTTTCTAACTTGCCATCATTTATTACTGCTGCTGGAAGCCTTGGAAGTCTTTATGAGACTAACCCAATTAGTACGTCTATTTCTGCAACAGGCGATGCACCAATTACTTACTCGCTATACTCAGGTACTTTACCAACTGGAGCTACACTTGCTTCTAACGGCACCTTATCAGGTACATCGCCAGTAGATAATTCTAGTACTACATATACTTTTATTGTAAAAGCAACAGACGCACAAAATCAAGATTCTTTCCGTTCTTTCAGTTTAACTATTAATACTGATACGGTAACTTGGACAAATCCTCCTGCAGATACTTCAGCTACATTAGTTGGAGGTTCAGCAATGACTCCAATAGCCTTAGCAGCAACCAGCGCGGCCGGTAAAACTGTAAGCTATACAGCTAATACTTTACCAACAGGCGTAACTTTAAGTGGTGGCACACTAAGTGGAACAGCTACTATAGCAGGTACAACTACTACAACATTAACTGCTACAGCCGCAACCACTAACCGTACGGCTACTAGAACAATTAGTTGGATAGTAACTCTTGGCGATACTTACTGGAAAGATACTACTTTACTATTAAACGGCACAACTCCAACTCCATCCTTTGTAAGTGATGCTAGTTCAGTTAATAATCAAGTGACCGTAATTGGTGATACAAAGCCAAATAGCTTTAATCCGTATCAAGAAGGTTATTACAGCAATTATTTTGATAATAGCAGCTATGCAACTATTCCAGTTACTCCACTTGGAGCAGGTAATTGGACTATTGAAGGTTGGGTAAGACTAGAAGGTGGAATAGACTGGAACGGAGGTATATTCCATCTAAGTGATAATGGATATTTACCAAGTAACGGATCAGGAGTTGCGTTTGCAACTTATAATAGCTTATGGCATACATATAGTGGTGGTTCAAACTTTGCACAACCAAATACACCTGTGCCAAAGATGTTTGCTTGGACACATTTTGCATTAGTTAAAAATAATAGCGTATTCACTTTATATATTGATGGAGTAGCTTGCCAAACTGGTGCTGACACAACAAACTATACTGCAACATATCTTGCATTAGGTGGGTATTACTCAACAGGATATAAAAATAAATTCTCTTTAAGTAATTTTAGAATCGTTAAGGGTACTGCAGTATACACGGCTAATTTTACCCCTTCTACGCAGGCTTTAACAGCTATCGCCGGCACTACATTACTATGCGCAAACTCTAGTCGTTTAATAGATACTAGCCCATATAATTGCAAAATAACGCCAGTATCGTCAGTACCAGTAACGTCGTCTGTTCCTTTTGCAAGACCAACATCTATTGCTTATAACACGCAGTATAGTACGTACTTTGATGGTACTGGTGATTACTTAACAGTTCCCTCTACTGGTATAACAATTGGTACAGGTGATTTTACTGTTGAAGGTTGGTTCTATTTTACCGGCGTAGATGGCACACGCTATGATTTGTTTGCTAATATTTCTGGATTTTTGCTATATCGTTATTCAGATAACAATTTATCTTTTTATACTGACGCAAGCGGAACAAATAAAATAACCGTATCCGGGTTTACATCTGCTAATTACGGCAATAAATGGACGCATATTGCAATAACAAGACAGGGCGGGAATACTAAATTATTCTTAAACGGTACTCAAGCAGGTAGTACCTTTACAAGTGACACAACTAATTATACTGGTAGCACACTGTATCTTGGTAGAAATGGCTCCTCTGCAATTTATTATCGAGGTTATATTAGTAATTTTAGAGTAGTTACAGGTACGGCACTATATACAACAACTTTTACACCTAGTACAGCTCCATTAACCGCAGTGTCAGGTACAAGCTTATTAACTTGCCAAAACTCAACCCTAAAAGATAACTCAACTAATGCGTTTGTTGTCACAAGTTATGGTGATGCACAACCAACTGCATTTAGCCCCTTCACACAGACTACCAGTACAAATACACTAACTAGTATTGGTTCCGCTTATTTTGATGGCTCTGGCGACTTTTTAAAGATTGCTGATGAAACTCGTAGTACTTCAGCCCTATTTGCATTAACTGACAAAAACTTCACATACGAATGTTGGATATATCCCATAAACTACCCTGGTGGTAATGAAGGTGCTTTGTTTAACCAATGGTATGGCATTGGTGGACAAAGTATTTTTACATTACAGTCTAGTGGATACTTAAACTATACTTGGGATCAAAATGGTAATGGTGGTGTATCGTTTACAGGTACTTCACAACAAGTTAAATTAAATATGTGGAACCATGTGGCACTGGTTCGTAACAATGGTACTTTTACCTTATATGTTAATGGTATCGCAGATGCTACTACTTATAATATTGGTACTCAAGCAATTGACTATTATGGCGATTATATTAAACAGCCATCAATAGCGGCACGTGCAGGATACGGATCTGCAGGTTCATTTAATGCATATATATCTGATTTTAGGCTTGTTATAGGCTCAGCAGTATATACCTCAAACTTCTTGCCTCCGCAAACACCCCTAACTGCTGTAACAAATACAAAATTACTAACCCTACAGTATAATGGTAACTCAACAAATAATAACTTTGTTGACCAAAGCAGCGCTAACAATATTGTAACTAGATCAGGTAATCCCACACAAGGTACGTTTAGTCCATTTAGCCAAAACGGCTGGAGTACATACTTTGACGGTGGGTCTCAATTAACTTTCCCATCTAGCACTCAATATGCGTTTGGTACTGGTGCCTTTACATTTGAAGGGTGGGTAAAGTTACCTAAGGGAACTAATAATAAACAAATTACTGTTCAAGGCAGTCAATTTTTATTAGGTACAGGTGGTTATAGTGGATCAACTGTAGGTTGTTTGCGTTACTATTCTGGCCCTGCATCTACTACTCACGTAACTGGAGCATCATACTTAATTGCAACTGATACCTGGACTCATTTTGCAGTAGTGCGAGAAAACACTTCAGCAAACGGATTTAAAATGTACGTTAACGGTACATTGGCCTATGTTAGTACAGATACTGGTAACTACGGTACTTCTGCAACAGTATCAGTTGGTAGTGGTGGTGGCAACGACTATATAACAGGTAATATTTCTAACTTTAGAATCTTAAAAGGTACTGCACTATACACAACTGCAAGTACTACTGTAGGAACTCAAGTATTTACGCCAAGCACAGTACCATTAACCGCAATTACTAACACTCAATTACTAACGTGTCAAAGTAATCGTTTAATTGACAATAGCCCTAATACTTTTGCAGCGACTGTATCTGGAACTCCGTCAGTTCAAGCATACTCACCTTTTGGTGGAAAAACTGTAACACCTACAGCATATAGTGCTTATATGGATGGTAATGGCTATGTTATTTCTCCTGCTGCAGGAAGCGCAAACGTTTCGCCTGTATTTGGTTTAGGAAAGTCAGATTATACTGTTGAAACTTGGTTAAGACTAGACAATGACTCAAACGTAGGTATCTGGGACTTTAGACCAAGCGGAACAAACCCTGCAGTACCTAATTTGCTTTACAACGGAACATATAACCAAGTAACATTTAATATAGGCAGTACTACTAAGATTTTATATACTATAAGTCTTGCCCAATATACTTGGTATCATTTAGCGGTAGTTAGAATAGCTGGAGTCACTACATTATATGTTGACGGCGTTGCTCGCGGCACATACACAGGCTCTGAAGATTTTGGCTCAACAAGTACCTTAACAGTTGGCACTGTAGGTGATAGTCCAGGATATTCTTCTACAGAACTACTTGGTTCAATCAGTAACTTACGTGTAGTTAGAGGTGTTGGTGTTTATACAGGCGCTTTCACAGTACCTGCTTCGCCACTACAAGTATCACAAAGCTCAGGAACTAACATTGCTGCAGTTGGTACAATCCCAACTAACGGTAATAGTGTTTACTTTAACAACTCAACTTCAGACTATTTAACTGCAACAGGTTCAAACCTTGCACTAGGTACAGGTGATTTCACAATAGAATGTTGGTTCTATAGAATACAAACTGGCCGTGATGATGGTATTTATACTGCCGGCAGATCGCCTGACGCTGCTGGCGGTTTTGGTATAAAAGTTTCATCAACAAATCAAATATATTGGAATACCAACACATCATACGGTGGCGGCACAGCAACTGTTGTAAGTAATCAATGGAATCATTTAGCTGTTGTTAGAGTTTCTGGTGTACTTAAGTGGTACTTAAATGGTGTATTGGATTATACCAACAATTCATTTACACAAAATTGTTCAAATCCTACTGCAAAAATTGGTATAACTGACGACCCTACATATACAAATATGTATATAAGTAACTTCAGAATTATCAAAGGAACCGGCTTATATACTACAAACTTTACGCCAAGTACTGCTCCGCTAACAGCGGTAGCGAATACTGTTCTATTAACTTGTCAATCTGCAGATCTTAAAGATAATAGTACAAATGGTTATCAAATCACAAAAAGTGGTTCAGCAACTATAGCAAAATCATGGAGCCCATTTGGCTACAATACTTCGTATCTTGGATTCCAGTCTGCTGATGCTAAGGATATTAGTGTTAATAGAATTAACCAAGTAACTACTGGCAACGTATACCCTAGAACAACTAACCCGTTTGGTAGTTCTGGAGTAACCATAACCGAAAACGTAGTATGTTCGCCAGAAATTACCGGCGGATCAATGTACTTTGATGGTAATGGTGATTACTTAAGTATGCCAAGTAGTTCGGAGTTAATTATAGGACAAAATTCAGCAACAGTAGAATTCTGGATTTATCCTACAAGTGTCAGTGGATATCAGCGTATCGTAACAGCAACAACAGGAGGTTTCTCGGCAGGAACATTCTGTATTAGATTCAATAATGGAAGTTTATTAGCTGGAGATGCTGGAGGTAATTGGGTTAGTTCTAACACACTGCCGGTGCTAAATGCGTGGAATCATATTGCATGGGTAGGAACATCTGGATCTACTCAAGTACTATACATTAACGGGGTTAATGCTGGCACATCAACTACATATAACTTGACTACGGCTATTCAATGGGTAGGAGGGTACTATACCTCAGGACCTGCAGAATTTACAAACGGGTACTTGAGTGATGTTCGCATTACCAAGGGGGCTACGTTATATACTTCTAACTTTGCTCCGCCTGCAGCACCAGTAACAGCAATAGCTACTGTAAATACAACTACATATCCATCTAGTTTGTACTTAACAGGTACTAGTGGAGGTATTATTGATGCACACGGAACTATTGACTTAGAAACCGTTGGCGATACTAAGTTATGGCCTCAAGATCCTTATGCTGGTAATTATTATAGTAATTTTTCAGATGGTAACGGCGATTATCTAACTGTGCCTTCGGCATCGTGGACTACATTGTCAGGAACCTTTACTGTTGAATTCTGGGCAAATTGGGCGGTTACACCGCAAGCAGGTTCATTGATGGGTGTACAATCTAATGGTGGATTCGCTTTATATAACGACGGTACTAGAATATCACCTAACTTATATGGCTCAAGTAATATATTTAACTCAACATTCTTGGTATCATCTATTGTATTAGGGCAGTGGTATCATATAGCAATTACTAGAGATAGTAGTAATCTTATGACAATGTGGGTTAACGGAGTTTCTGTTGGATCTACTACAACAGCAACTACTTATACACAAGGTGCATGGGCAATATTTAGTCCTGGTAATGTCAATGCTACACACGGTTATATTAGTAATCATAGAGTTGCTAATACTTGTTTGTATACAACGACATTTACGCCAAGTACAAGCCCACTAACTGCGGTATCTGGTACACAGTTGCTAACATGTCAATCTAATAGATTTAAAGACAATAGTACTAATGCGGCTACATTGACAGCATATAACACAGTAGCAGTTAAATCATTCAACCCATTTCAGAAAAATTCTGGAATGAGTATGTATTTTGACGGCGCCGGTGATGTGGTATTAACTAAGCCAGGACCGTCAAATTCACTGGGATCAGGTGATTTTACTATCGAAGGCTGGATCTATCACAGCTCTTTACCTAGTAATGCTCGTGTGTTATCACAAGGAACACCTACTACAGGCGAACACTTACTCATCATTTATGCTGCAGGTTCTGCTGATTTCTGTGAAGCAACTACTGCTAGATTGTCATTCCCGTCAGGTTCATTTAAACTTGGTCAATGGCAACATTTTGCAATAGTAAGAAATGGAACAGGTGCCGGCAATATGACTGCATATATCAATGGAGTTAGTGTGGCAACTGCAACAAGTACATATAACTTTAATGCAGTAACAAGTACATATATCGGCTCTAATCCAAATACAGGTAGTCAAGATTTCAACGGATACCTTCAGGATCTAAGAATCACTAAAGGTGTTGCACGATATAACGCAGCGTTTACTCCACCAACATCACCAGTACAAACAAAGTAAAATGGAAATAGTAGATAATAACAAGCATACTGACCTAGGTTTCTTTGGAAACCTTTGGGTCAGGCAAAACGCATTAGATAAAGCCGGAGATGCACAATCAGGCCATCGACATTACTTTGACCACGTTACTATGCTTGTTAAAGGCAAAGTACTGGTCCAAGTAGAACAAGAAGAGCCCAAAGAGTTCATCGCCCCTACTTTCATTGTAATCAGAAAAGAAGCAAAACATAGAATTATAGCATTAGAAGATGATGTTGTATATTACTGTGTTTTTGCACTCAGAGATTTAGATGGAGAGCCTATAGAAGATATTTACGGCGAGCAGCACGACCCTAAATCGGGCAAAGCTTGCCCAGATAACTACTGGGAAAAAGTAAAGCTACTAGATAGTCTTAATAAGCTATAAGTACAGTAACCTAAAACAAGCCCAAGAAATTGGGTTTGTTTTTAATAAGGAATAAATATGTCAAAAGCAGTAAATCTAGCTAGGGCAGTAAGCGCCGGAGGGGTGCTAGAAGGCGGTCAAGTTCAAGCCGCCGAAATTATCGATATAGCCGATGTAGCTATTAGTGGAAGCTATACGGATCTACTGGATAAACCTAGTATTCCTAGTATTACTGGTTTGGCTTCTGAAACTTATGTTGCTACCGCGATAAGTAATTTAGTTAACGGAGCTCCTGGTACTTTAGATACACTTAAAGAAATCGCAGATCAGCTAGCAACAGACGAGACCGCAACAGCAGCTATTGTAACCACACTAGGTACTAAAGCTAATACCAGCAGTCTAGCCGCTGTGGCCACTACAGGTAGTTATACAGACTTGTTAAACAAGCCCACACTATTTAGTGGAAGCTACACAGACTTAACAAGCAAGCCTACATTATTTAGTGGAAGTTATACCGACTTAACTAACAAGCCTACACTATTTAGTGGAAGCTATGTGGATTTAACAAATACGCCTACATTGGCCACAGTAGCTTCAACGGGAAGTTATACTGACTTAACAAACAAACCCACTATGGCCGCAGCAGTTGGCTATAGTTTAGTCTTCGGAGCATAATATGGCAGCACCAAATTTAATTGCAGCAACAACAATTAACGGCAAAACAGGCGGAGTTAATTTAAGTACTACTAGCGCTACTAGTGTACTTAGTAATGCAGCAAGTTCAGATAAATGCCTTAAAGTTAATACTTTAAACATTGCCAATAACAGCGGTACTGCGGCAAACGTAACAGTAAGTTACTATAATGCTGCTGCTATTGGTGGTACAGCTTTTGTAATCCTAGGAACTGCACCTATTCCTCCGTACAGTACACTAACCGTTATTGATAAATCCAGTCAATACTATTTAGAAGAAAATTCTAGTATTGGAGCTACAGCGGGTACTTCAGGAGTACTATCAGTTACTTATAGTTATGAGGATATTAGCTAATGACTAAAAGATACAAAGGCGGGCTTATTTCTGGTAAGCCTATTGTAGGTTCTGGTATATACACTACTGTTGACCAAGCACAAGGAAAACAATCCGGTATCTGGCCTCCTGCTGCCGCAGCATCTAGTACTATATCAGCCGATACATTAGTAGTTGGCGGCGGTGGAGCTGGTTGTGGGCCTGGCGGCGGTGGCGGTGGAGTAGTTTATTCAAGTGGAGTACTTCTTGCTAAAGGTGTAGCATATACAATAACAATTGGTGCCGGAGGAGTTGGTATAGTGTATCAAGCAGCCCCAACCGGTAGCCCTGTTCCAGGAAATGCTACATCAATATCAGTGAATAGTACAACACTAACAATAGCTCCAGGAGGAGGAGGCGGACAAACTGGGTATAATTTTCCTGGTCATCCAGGTGCCGGAGCAAGTGGCGGCGGTGCTGTTGCTGCCAACAATACCACAATTGCATACCCAGGAGGAGTAGCTCTTCCTGGATTTGGATTTGCTGGTGGTGGAGCTGGCCTATGCATAACAAACACAACCTATCCAGGCATGGGTGGCGGTGGCGGAGCCGGCGCCGTTGGTGCCGATGGTAGAGGAGCAAACGTAGTAACAAACGGGGCTTACGGTGGCAACGGTGGTGCTGGTTTAGCATATGATATAACAGGAAGCTCAGTTTATTATGGCGGCGGTGGCGGCGGTGGATTTTGGACAACCACTGCTGGAAAAGCCGGTAATGGCGGTGCAGGCGGCGGCGGTGGCAGCAGTAATGGCAGCGCCACAACTGGTCCAGTTGGTACAGGTGGCTCAAATGGCGGACAGTCAGGCACTCTTAGTAATACTAATAGTGGCAATGGCGGAGCAGGCGGCGCTAATTCCGGTGGTGGCGGTGGTGGCACTGGAAACAGAGGCACTGGTGCAGGAGGTAACGGCGGTTCAGGAGTTGTAATACTACGAATAGTTGATACTGTTACACCAGCCTCAACTACAGGTAGTCCAACACTTTTAACTCCATCTGGCTATAAGGTGTATATCTTTACGGCATCCGGTAGTATAACCTTTTAATGGAAATAGTATGAGTCATTTTGCACAATTAGATGAAAATAACATCGTAACACGAGTAATTGTAATAGAGCAAGAAACAATCGATACAGGTCTTTTTGGAGATCCTGCAACATTTGTTCAAACAAGCTATAATACTCGTGGAGGCGTACATGCTTTAGGCGGTACACCTTTGCGAAAAAATTACGCTGGTGTTAATTATACATATAATCCACTACTAGACGCGTTTATACCTCCTAAAACTTATGCTAGTTGGGTACTAGACGAAAATACTTGTTTATGGAACCCACCAATAAGTATGCCGCTAGATGGTAATAGCTACTACTGGGATGAAGCTACAGTTAGCTGGAAACCAGAGTAACCTATGTGGATCCTAAAGTTCTTACCAAGCTGGATATTCTCCGTAATGTTTTTCTTAGGCATCGTGGGGTATCTGGTAACTAAGACTGTTAAAATTTTACCTCAAGCAAAACTAATCCAGTATACAAGTATTGGATTAGTTTTTTTCGGTACATATATGTCAGGAGCTATTTCTGACAACGATGCTTGGTTAAAGCGTGTAACAGAATTAGAAAAACAAGTTCTAGTGTTAGAAGCTCAATCAGCTAAGGTAAATACTGATGTTGTCAGGAACATAGCATCTAACAAAGAACAACGTATTGAAACCAAGCAACAACTAATTCAATACATCGACAGAGAAGTTATTAAATACGACGAAGCCTGCAAAATACCTAAAGAGGTGGTCGAAACTCTCAATAAGGCAGCAAAATGAAATACATATTACTGCTTCTACTCTTAACTGGATGTACTACAGTACCAGTAGCACAGAAATTTCCAGAAGCACCAAAAGAGTTACTAGAAGGCTGTACGCAGCTCAAAGAACTTCCTAGTTCGGTGCATTTAAGTGATTTAACCAAAATTGTTGTTGATAACTACACTGAGTACCATCTTTGTGAAAACAAAGTGTCACAGTGGCAATCATGGTATAACAAACAAAAGAAACTATTTGAGGAGCTAAATTAGTGGAACTACAATTAGATCAACTAAAACAGATCATCCCTAAGAATCCATATGTCAAATATTGGCATCATGCTCTAGAACAACTACTACCAGAGTATCAAATTGATACCCCTGAACGTATGGCAGCATTTTTAGCTCAATGCGCCCACGAGTCAGGCGGATTCTCCGCCATTAAAGAAAACTTAAATTACCGAGCACCGTCACTACGCAAAACTTTTGCAAAATATTTCCCCACAGACGAATTAGCCGCACAATATGCACAAAAGCCGCAGGCGATTGCTAATCGTGTTTATGCGAATCGTATGGGTAATGGCGATGAAGCATCCGGCGATGGTTATCGTTATTGCGGGCGAGGATTAATTCAACTTACTGGAAAAGACAATTATTTTTGGTATGCAGCTAGCTTGGAGATCTCTCCTGAAGAGGCTAGTGAATATATGGAAACGTTTGAAGGTGCTGCACAGTCAGCTTGCTGGTTCTGGGAAACAAACAACCTAAATCAGTGGGCTGATCGTGGCGATATCTTAACTCTAACAAAGCGCATCAACGGTGGTACAATCGGTCTAGAAGATCGTAAAAAGCACTACGAACACGCCTTACACGTATTTGGAGCTTAAATGACCGAAGAAAAGAAATTATCTAGAAGTGAGCGTGAAGCGCTTATAAAAGACAAAGCAGGCTTAGTCATTGTTATTATGGCTCTATTCATGGCAATTACAACGTATTTTGCAGGTATGCATTCAGGGGCAGCTATGAAAAGTATGTTAAAAGCAACGGATACGTATGCTTTTTACCAGTCAAAGTCTATTAAACAAACTATTGCTGAAGGTCAGCGTGACGACTATCTAGCTCGTGGCGATAAAGCAAAAGCTGAAAAGCTAACTGCTAAAATAGACCGCTACGAAAGCGACCCTAAAACGGGCGAAGGTAAGCGAGAGTTACTAGCTAAAGCACAAGCCTATGAGGCAGCTCGTGATAATGCTAGTAAGCACAGTCCTTGGTTAACATTTGCTAGTATGGCATTTCAGTTAGCTATCGTATTATTATCGGCTTCAATCTTAGCTGTAAATAACAAAATGTATAAAATTAGCGAAGTAGTCGCTGTTATTGGTATTGCACTTTTAAGTCAAGGCATTTGGCTCTGGCTTCCTCTGTAAGGAGGGAGTATGGATCCATTAACCCTCTTTGCCTTAGCCAACGGAGCAGTCTCCGCGGTTAAGGCAGGGTGTAAATTATACAAGGATATTAAGGGTGCTGCTGGTGAGGTTAAAGAGGTCTTAAACGACCTTGATAAACAATTCAAAGAGTTACACAAAGATAAACCTGCGTCTCCAGAAGCTAAAAAGCAGTTCCAAGAAGAAAAAGGTCGCATTGTTGAGCTAAACAAAGCTGATCCTAGCGATGTTTATTCTACTATTGGTGAACAACTTGGAGTATATTTTGAGAACAGAGCAAAGTGTATAGCAATCTGGGAAGAAGAAGAACGCAGAGCTGGTGAAGTTTACTCAGGTTCAGAATCTGTAGGTAAAAGAGCACTACAACGTGTGCTTATGCGTAAAAAGCTAGAGCAAATGGAAGTAGATCTACGAGAGCTTATGGTTTATCAAAGCCCTCCAGAATTAGGTGGTTTGTACAACGAAGTCTTCGATATGATGGCTAAGATTACAGCTGAACAAACGCGAGCTATCTCAAAGCAGTTACGTGAACAGCATGCTGCTACAATTAAACGTAAGAAACGAATAGCCTTGCTGTGGATAGAAGCCACATGGGGACTAGGTGTTATCTTAAGTATAGCAGCAATAGTTTTGTCCGTAGTAATTGTAGTTGAGGATAGGATAAAAAAATATCCTCAGTACGGCTATGAATGGATACCTAAAACCGAAGAGCATCGAAAACGAGACGCAGAACCAAAAGTATACGTAGGGAGATAATATGAAAGATGAAGCCAGAACACTGTGGCACTGGATGCTAAAGAAAAGTTTACTTACTACAGCATTTATTCTAAACTTTATCTCTTTAATCCTAGTCAGCGCAGCAATGGCATTTGTACGCTGGCTAACCAAACATTAAGGATTATTAATGGCAGAAGAAATTAAACAACAAGATGAAAAGCCTAAAGAGGATTTTATGACGTCTAAATGGCGTCCTATGATGGCTATTATGTACATGTGCGTTTGCGTATGTGACTTCATCTTATTCCCAATTATGTGGACAGTAGTTCAATTCTGGGAAACACAAGCAGCTAACGATGCGTTCCGTCAGTGGCAGCCAATGACCTTACAAGGTGGTGGCTTATTCCACATGGCAATGGGTGCTGTATTAGGTATTACTGCATGGTCACGCGGCCAGGAAAAAATGGCTGGTGTTGCTACGCCGCCGGTTGGCGCACCTACAACGCCTGCTCCTACAGGATTCAATGGCACAAGTGCTAGCGACATTCCACAACCAGCTGCACAACCAGCTGCACCACAAATTAAAACAGGTTTTGGTGGCAAACCAGCCCCACAACAAGACTTCCCAGCAATTTAAGGAAAACTATGAAGTATATTATTTTAGCCCTAGCTTTAGCATTTAGCACAGTAACTTTTGCTGGCGAACCAGAAACTAAAAAGGTCTGCCACGAAATAAAAGACGCTAAAACAGGTAAAGCAAAGCAAGATTGCAAAACCATCAAGATTCATAAAAAGCTAGAAGCTACTAAAGTAGAAGACGCCAAGAAAGCTAAGTAAAATTTATTGTTGACTCCGTTTTGGTGAGGTGGTATAATATACATTACCGCCTCACCGTATCTACTAATAAGGAAATTCATGGCAAGAAATAGTGGTAAAATTCATCGTAACAACCGTACAAACAAGTCTAGCGACCGTCCTTCACAGGAAGAAAAGTCTAGGCTGCGCAGAGAAAAAGAGGCTGGCTTAGTAGATCCAGTAGTTATGCGTAATTATACCTTTAAAGAAGTTCAACCACTAAACTTCGTTCAGGGCGAGTATCTAGATGCAATTAAACATAATGACGTAACATTTGGAATTGGTTCAGCAGGAACAGGTAAAACTTATATTGCAGCATCATATGCAGCTAGCGAGTTATTCCATAAACGCATTGATAAAGTTATTTTAACTAGACCTAACATTGAAACTGGCAGAGGCTTAGGCTTTTTACCAGGAACTCTAGAAGAGAAGTATGCGCCGTACTTACTGCCTTTTGACAATATATTTACTAAAGCCTTAGGAAAAGGGTTTTATGAGTACTGTTTAAAAAGTAAAAATATTGATCCTACCCCATTAGGATTTTTAAGAGGTACTACTTTCGACAACTGTATCGTACTAGTCGATGAAGCACAAAACTGTACCAAAGAAGAAATGAAGATGCTTCTTTCTCGCATTGGTAAAAACTGTAAGATGATTTTCTCTGGCGATACAGAGCAATCCGATATTCCAGATAGTGGGCTAGAAGATGCTGTTAATCGCTTAGAAGGCATCGAAGGAATCGAGATAATTGAATTCCTAGACGAAGACATTGTACGTAGTAAAATGTGTAAACAGATTATTATGGCGTACAGAAATTAAGGATTAAAATGGCTGAAACTTATACGCCCACAGAAGGCATGGCTAGTGCTGCTAAAAGAGCACTAAAATGGAAAGAAGAAGGTTATCCTGGCGGTACAGCCGTTGGTTTAACACGAGCTAACCAATTAAAAGACCGAGATCCGCTAAGCGCATCAACGGTACTACGTATGCATAGCTTTTTCTCTCGTCACGAAGTAGATAAAAAAGCTACTGGCTTTAGCAGTGGCGAAGAAGGCTTTCCAAGCAAAGGACGCGTAGCTTGGGATTTATGGGGCGGTGATGGTGGCCAAACCTGGGCTGCAGAGAAACGTGATCAGATAATGAAGGATCGCGAAAGCAAATCCTTAAGCAAAAAGGAATTAGGTATGGATGAATTAAATAAGGCAGTTTTAACTGCATTTGCAAGTGAGTTTAGTTTTTACCTAAAAACTCACGGATTTCACTGGAACATTGTAGGCCAGGACTTCTTTGAGTATCATGGTTTATTTGAAACTATTTATGATGAAGTTTACAGCTCAATAGACCCATTTGCAGAAAAAATTCGCACACTACAAGTAACAATTCCTGCTAGTTTAAGCGGTCTAAGTGAGATTACTCAAATCGAGGATTGCACAGATACGCCCCCTCCAAGCAAAGACGAAATGGTTGCTGAACTAATCGATGATAGTGAAACAATGTTGCAAGTACTAAAAACCGCATATAACCTATGCGATATTTACAACAAGTTTGGGTTCGAGAACTTCTTAGCTGAACGTATTGATGCTCACGAAAAACATCTTTGGATGCTTCGTAGTAGTATGTAAAAAAAGAAAAAGCCCCGTTGATTGCTCAACGGGGCTTTTTTGTTTTATAGAATCTTCCATTCTGTACCGCTATACACTAAAGTTAGTGCGCCGTACGGAACGTTAATTACTGCGGTTGCAGAACCATCAATAGTGTCTGCAGTTGGTGTAATAGTAATTGGTGTTGCTGGACTGGCTAATCCTGAACCATCTTTTAGATAGAATACTTGCCCTGTAACTCCAACTGGTAAAGTTACTGCAATAGCAACAGGACCAGGCACTTCATAGTTAACAACTTCATCAGTTACTAAAACTGCGTCAGGTGTAGCAACTGCTGTGCGTACTGTTAAAAAGTCAGGTCCAGTAGCGCTAACTGTAATAGTATTTGCTCCTGTGCCTGTTGTGGGGGTGATTGTAATACCAGATCCTGCTAGGATTGATAGTGGGTTATTTGTATATGACATTGTTGTCTCCTAAATTAATTTTCTTGAGTTACTGTAACTCTTATACTTGGTGTTGCTGGACGTGTAGGCAATAATTGGGTGCCTGTGGCTAAAAATCTCATAGCTATATCAGCGCTGCTCCATTTAACTTGTATAAAGTCTCCTGCAGCTACTGTTACTAAAAAGGTACCTGCACGGTATCCTCCATTACCTCCACTATCTACTAAAGTTACTTCAATATTAGAGTTGGGGATATTAACGCCATTTTTAGATAGCCAAACGCTAATACCATCACTACCTCCATCGGTTTTATTTATTTGCATAGTAAGGGAAAGAGCGTAAGTACCTGCAGTAGCAAACGTAATTTGACTACCAGCAACCATACTAACAGCATTGGCTACTTCTGTAGTATTAAAAGTAGCTGTATTTGCCAAACTAATAACTGGGTTGGTTTGTGTAGTTGAATCGGAAAAGTATCCGTATGCTTGGTTACTACTAATAACACCGTTAGTAATAGTTATTCCAGTACCTGCTTTTACACTTCCAAATTCACTAGCAGAGGCCAGTGGTGCTTTATAGCTCATACAATATTCCATTCTGTACCATTAAATACTAAGGTAATACTGCCGTAGTCAGTGTTAATTAAAGCACTTACTGCACCGTCAATATTAGTAGCCGCAGTAACAATAATAGAATTTGTTGAGGCGTTTCCGCTTACATCTTTAATAATAAATACTGTTCCTACAGGAGCTATAGGTAATACTACGCTTGATGGCGCTGCCACGTTAACGCCAATAAAGTAGTCTGCTAATGTAGCTAAATACGGCGTAGTAGTTACAATAGTAACGGGCACTAAACCAGGTGTACCAGCAGGCCCTTGCGGGCCTGCAGGGCCTTGTGGACCAGCCGGCCCAGCAGGGCCCGGAGGGCCTGGCGGACCTACTATTATAGAGCTATTAATAAATAAGTCATTATCGTTGCAAAATGGTGCAAAAGGCACTAATGGCAGCAATGGAACTAAAGTTTGTGTTTGATACATATTATGCTTTCATACTAGCGTATAACATCCACCCGTGTTTACGGTGTTGGTCCATACGTTCTGATAAAAAATTGGATAAACCATGTTCTTGTAGGCGTTCAGCTTTGGTATACGCAGCAATTAAGTCCGTATTTATTTTACCGTTAGCTAAATACAAGTTCCGTATCATTTCATCTGGTGTATGCTGCTCCATATTAGGTTCAGTCACAATACTAGATAAGTTATTTAATTCCATAAATGAAGCAGGAGTATAAGCTTGTATGCCTCTAATCTGCTCTGCAAATACGTCAATTTTGCTATCTACCTCACTATACACCTTACCAAATAAATCATGGTATTCTAAAAAGTCTGGACCTTCGACATTCCAGTGGTAGCACGCAGCCACTAAAGAAAACGCGAACGTAGTGGCAAAAGCCTTTTTTGTTAGTTCTTGTAATTCTTCTAAATCTGTCATTCGTTTCTCCTAAAGAAAAAAGCCCCACAACCTGTGGTTGCAGGGCTTACAATTTACCAAAAAATATTAACGAATGTTAGTGTTGGTATTTGTTGGGCTAGCTGTTAGCGTTCCGCTACCAACGTTGATTGCTTCGTTAGTTGAACGAATGCTTTGACCTAAACCGTAGATTAGGTTAGCAAGTTGACCAAACTGGGCTTGTTGCTGTTGTTGCTGTTGCATTTGGTTGATGTTGTTAGTAGTAGTAATTTCTACCCCACGAGTAGCAGCACCAATGTTTTGCTGGCTACGTAACTCGATTAGAGCAGCATTAGCTTCTTGTAGTTGACGAGTTAGATTTTGTTCGTACTGTGCTGTAATTAGAGCACGAGTTTTTTCACCATCGTTAGAAATATTCTGTGATATAACATAACGGTTTTCCATGATGTTTTGGTTAGTCTGAGCAGCTGTACTCATAACAGCTTCTTTAACTCCCTCAACACGAGCTGCTAGAGCTTGGGTAATGCTGTTTAATTGTCCAGTAATACCTAGTGTTTGAGTAGCTTGTGAAGCTTCCATAGTTGCTGTTGAAACTGCAACGGATTTATCTACTGCACCAATGCCGGCCATTAAGTCCATATTTGCTTGGTTTTGTTC